TCATAAAACTTGGACCTGTTTCGTGATGAGCGCGCCTGCGCTGTTGCGGATTGAGAGGTACCACTTCTCGGCACCGGCAGTGCCGTCGAAGTGGATGGTGCCTTCGTTGTTTGCCATGTCTCCGACGAGTGGCGGGGTGTTCTTGCGGGTCATGATGTAGCCGGCCTTATTGATCCGCGATTGGATCGCACCAGTGGAATCCTCAATGTGGATTTGGTCACCTGTCTGCGCGGCCACACCCTTGATGAACACGGTGTGCATGGCGGGCTGGTAGTTGGCGATGGTGACACCGTTGCTGCCCGACGCGAGCACGTTGGACAGTGACGAACCGAACCGTGCGGCCATGACTCCGCTGGACGTGATCGAGAAAGCGGCGGTGCCGGGGTTGTCTGCCGTGAAGAAATCCACACCGGAACGCCTGATCTGGGCGAGCAGGGTGGAGCCGTTGTCATCGTAGAAGCTGAGCAGCGGTTGCGTGGCATCCGGGGCGCGGCCCGCGACCAGGAACGGGAGGGTGACGGCGTTGGAGGCGGCCGGGTTGCTCAGGGTGACCGAGGTGGCGGATGCCACGGCGATGATCGTTGTGCCCGCTGGGATGGAGCCGCTTGGTGCCGTGGATCCGCGCGTGGTGGTCTGGCTGATCGACTTGCCCACGTCGCCCGCCGTGAAGCCAGCGAGTGCGGAGGTGAACGTGGTCGAGCCGACCGTGGTTACACCGTCGCCGAAGCCCTGCCCCGACTTGGAGACGAGCTTGATGCCCTGGTTCCCCTTGAACACCTCGCCCGTCAGCAGTGACGAGTTGGAGTATCCCTGCCAGTAGTTCAGCATGGATGCGCCGCCGTGCTGAATGGCGTGCTCGGATGCCGACCCATTCTTGTGCGACCGGAGGACTGCGCCGGCGCTGCCCTCGTCGGTGCCGTACGCCTGAAGGAATCCGCCCGAACCTGCCTCGCTGACGGCGTGGAAGATGTAGCCGGCCGGTGCACGGTGACGCACGTCGACTGCGGCCGTGGGGAGCCCGTCTCCCGCGTCCCGGAGGCGGGTTGCCGCACCGGTGCGATTCAGGAACGTGACGCCCTGCCGGGCGTCTTGCTGCACACGAGTCTGGCTGGCGGGGTTCGCGTCGATTGCTTTGAGGACGGTGTCGGTGGTTGTGCCAACAGCCTCAGCAGCGGTCTTCGCCTGGACCGCTGCGGCGCGGGCGACTTCGGCGTCTGCGGCCTTGGTCGTTGCCGTGCTCGCGGCCGTCCCTGCGCTGCCCGCTGCGGTCGCAGCAGCACTCGCGCTACCGGATGCCGCAGAAGCTGCTCCGGTGGCCGTGGTCGCCGCCGTGGCAGCCGTGGCCGCCTTCTGCGTGGTCGTTGCCGCGTCATCCGCAGTGGTGAGGCTGATCACCCGGATCTGCTCCAACACCAGCGCCCACGATGCCTGCTCGTCCGGTGTCGGCTCGACCGTGCCCGGGTTCACCGAGTGGTGGGCGATCAGGTTGACCAGGCTGATCTCGCCAGAAGGAGGGATGACCGCCCACGGCTGGTTCAGGCCACCGACGCCGCGCGGCACGAGGAGGATTGCCCCGCCCGCCGGCGCCGAGTCGAGGTTGAGCGACCCGTCAGCGACGCGTTGCGACCCCACCTTGGACTTGTCCATCCCGCCCGCGACGGGGGTGAGCCGCCACACGTCGATGAACCCGGACAGGGGGAGGCTTCCGCCGAGGGAGACGATATCCGCCGCGGCGATGGTGACAACGGTCATGTGGAGCTCCTGTGATTCGGGTTACGCTTCGTGCTTCGCGGGGGTGGCGGACAGCTTGATCTTCGTCAGCCAGTCGTTGACGCCGGGGACGGCCATGATGCGGGCGAACGCACCGGCGAGAGCGCCGATGGTGGCGACCGCACCGGTAGCCCAGGCGAGCCACGTCGGGGGGAGGATGTCGGCGACCGCGGCGAGGAACTGCGGGGCGAGGACGGCGATGGTGGCGATCACAGCGGACCCGCCGAGGATGACCCCGGCGACTGTCTGCGCGATGGTGCGGGCGGTGGCAGTCCACGGGTACGCGAGCTGGGTGGGGGTGGTGTTGGTCACGGGAGTTCTCCTTCGGTGGGTGTTGCGACGATTCGGCACGGACCGTCTACGTAGAGCTCGGTCGTGTCGGTGAGGGTGAAGTGCCAGCGGCCGTCAGGGTCGCAGAGGATCGCGGCGATTCCGACGCCTGAGGGGCCAGGATCACCAGAGGGTCCAGCCGGACCGGGGGCGGTTGAATCAGCGCCAGTCGCGCCAGGAGGACCAGCGGGGCCCGGTTCCCCCTGGGGTCCGGGCAAGCCGTCTGCGGGCTGGGTGGTGTAGTTCGCTCCGGGGGCACCCGGCGCACCATCGGAGCCGTTCACGCCCGCCGCACCGTTCAGGCCGTTCACGCCGTCGATGCCCGGCGCGCCAGTGGCTCCCGGGGGACCGTCCGCGCCGTTGATGCCGTTGACACCCGAGGAACCGTCGCGGCCGTTCACACCAGGTGCACCCGGTGCCCCGGACTTCTCCACCACCTTGTCGGCGGCAGGAGCGACAGGCACCTCCCCGGTGTCCTTCACCTGCTCACGGAGTGCATCGGAGTTGTTCGCCAATTGCGCGATGAGTGCCGCCTGCTCCTGGGCGGCGATTGACTGGCCCACACTGACAGCGCTCAGGCCGACCGTCGCGGCGGCCACAGTGAGCAAGGCGACGACGATCATTGGTTTCTGCAGCTTCATGGGGCTCCTAGTCGAAGTAGTTCGGCGGGTACGGCGGAGAGGGCGGCGGCTTGCCCGTGTTGATGTGCTCGCGCAGGACTTCGATGTAGTCGCCGGATCGGCCGTACTTGCGCTCGAGGTCGTTGATGCGGGCCTCGAGGCTGGTCACCCGTTGGGCGGTATCGGTTTTGCGGGTGGCAATCCAGCCGAGAAACCCGAGGGCCGCGGACACGGCGACGGCTGCTGCGCCGGTCAGCCATTCGGGCATGTGCGCTCCTGGGTGGAGCTATAGGGGTGCGGTGGAGCAGCTACCATGAGCTACCCCCTTTCGTGGCTAGTGCATGGAAGGGATCAGCCCGCGGTCGATCCTTGAAAATCGACCGCGGGTGTTGAGCATTTGCACCAGTCGCACGAGGGCCCATGCGTGCACAGGCTCCCCGGGTTGTGGCGGCAGGGCATTGCTACTTGCCGAGTCGTTCGCGTTCGCGCCGGTCGGCTTCGTCAGCGGAGTACACGGCGATCGCTTGCGGGTCGAGGCCGGACCCTTTGAGGGATGCCACCAGTTCGTCGTAGTCGATGTCTATGCCGCTCTTGGAAACCGCAGCGGCCACAGAGCGCCGCGTGGCTTCGTGCTCGGCGGGTTCGTAACGCAGCAGCTCGCCCGCCGCAACACGCGCGGGCTGGCCGTCCACCTTCGCCAGGGGGTGCACGAGCGGGTGCGCCCACACGTCGGCGGGGATCTTCTCAGCCATTCCGTGGATGCGGTCCTCGTACCAGAGGAGGCTCTTGAATGCGCCGGCGATACTCATCCACCGTGGGGAGCCGTCCGCGTTCCGCAGGCCGGAGTCGAACTCGCCGTTCAGGATCTTGACTACGTCGTCGTTGTTCAGGGGCATGTCGTCCTCCAGGAGGTTGGCGCCGGATCCGGCGGTTGAGGTCAGGTAGTCGAGGGGGTTGACGGCTGTCCCGTCAGCGAGGTGGTACTCCTGGTGTCCGTGGACGAACCAGCCGGCGATCGAACCCCACGGCCCACCGGTGCGACCCATGACGCCGATCTTCTGGCCCTGCTTCACCTGGTCACCCTTGGCCACGGCGAGGGAGTCCATGTGCGCGATCAGCGACCACGTGCCGTCTGCGTGGGTGATGATGACGCGGTTCCCGTAGGTGCCGGACCATCCCGCCGCAGTGACGACACCACCTGCGGGCGCGACCATGAGCAGGTCTTCATTCGTCGAATTACCGTGGCCAATATCGACCCCAATGTGCGGCCTTGAGCGGCCAACGCTCTCGCCATGCTCCGAGGTGATGCCACCGCGGGCAGTCTTCACGATCTGGACCATAGGTGTCTCTCCTTCGATGGGGAACGGGAGCCCCGAAGGACTCCCGTTCAGAGGTGGGTGTTAGCGGGGGATCCACCGGAACTCGTAGGCGATGGACCCGAGAGTTACTACGCCGGCATCGCTCGAGCGGAAGTCGCAATGAGTGTCGAACACGCCGGGCCTATCGACGGTCTTCCATGGTGAGGCGGCGTTTGCCCAGGCGGTGCCGCTAGCGATGGCACATTCCACGAGTGTTACGGAGTCTCGCACTGTGAGGGTGTTCGTCGCGCCTGATGCGCCACGAACCAGGATGCGCACTTGCAGGTTCAGTTTGTCCTTGGCGTCGAAGAACGCCGTGGACTTCGCTGCGGTCGCCCATGCTGTGCCGGATGTGGTGCGCGCCACATCCGATTCCGTGGTCATGATCGTCTGGTACGCCCACGGGTCCGGTTCCATCGCAAGGGCAACGGTTCGGGGGTTGCCGCCCGTCGCACTCACCGCCGTGTAGTAGTGGAACGTGCGCCCGCCCCGCTGTGCGATGAACGGCTTGTGCGCGTACAGGGAGTCGTACGTCTCGGATGGGGAAACGATTGCCGCTCCCGCAAGACCCATCGTCCAGCCCCACGGAAACAGCTCCTCGGTGGTGGTCGCGTAATAGTCACGCGCACCAATGGCAGAACCAGCCCGGAAGAAGTCCATCCGGTACCCACCCGGGATACGGGTGATGCAAGGGTCTCCCGCAATGTCCTGCCCTGCGATCACGTCGATGACGTGCGGGGTTGCGAACGTCCACGGCCCGGCGAGGGTTGTTGCCGTCGCGAAACCGATGCGTTCCTTGCCGTCTGCTGCGGAGGCGTTCAGGTAGCAGTACCAGAGGCCGTCGACCTTGATCAGCGACGGGTGCCACAGGCCAGCGGCGTACCAGCTGGTCCCCGTGTAGGGTGCCTGCATGGCGATGCCCTGGCGAGTCCACGACGGGTTCGTGAGGCTCGGCGACGTGGCCCGGCAAATCGTCTTCGTGCCGCCCTCGTACCCCGTAGCGGTGAGGCCGATGTAGAACAGGTGGTACAGCCCGTCTTCGTAAACGATCAGCGGGCCAGTGCACCCGTTCTGATCCGGCGCGCCCGCGACCCCGGACGGTGACAGCATGACGCCCGATTTATACCAGACAATCCCGTCGTCGGAGTACGCGCGCCCGATGCTGGCCCGCTCGATGCCGCCCACGTTGTTGCCGTAGCCGGTGTACACGCCGACGAAACGGCCCGCCTCGGGGGAAAAGATCGTAGTCAGCGACTCCACCTTGAGGTTGTCGAACTCGCCCGTAGCGCCCAACCCGATGACCACGCCGACCTTGGTCAGCCGGTTGCCTAGCGCGGTCGCATCAGCGAGCGCATCCCCAGCAGCACGATCATCCAACGCTTGTGCTGCGGTCTTCGTGGCGCTGGTCACATCAGGCCCAAGCCATGCACCGACCGCCGCATCCTGAGGTGTCGCCTCCGCACCAGGCAAACCCTGCACACCACGCAACCCACGATCACCGCGAGCCCCACGCCAGTTGCCCATGTATTCGATAATCATGCGGTCCTCCTATTTACGTCGCCAGTAAGTTCGCTCGCCCACACCCAGCCGACCGGCCAAGGGTTGGGTTGATAATCGGAAACGATCAGGTAAGCCGGTGCCCACGAACCGGGGATGGCCATGTCGATCAGGGTTCCGCTGCCCGTTCGGGCGTAGACCTTGAACAAGTCGATTTGCGCCATGCCCCCGGTCTCGTCGAGGTAGGTCGCCTTCACGTAGTAGAAGGTGTTCCCGGCGATGCGGTCGTTCGGCACCAGATCCACGGTGAACGAACCGTCAGCAGCGAGGATCGCGGCGACCGGTCGGCAGGAGAGCATGCCCCCGGTGTCCAGCCGGTACGCCTCCTCCGAGAGGGTGCATGTGATCTTCGGCGCGTACGAGGCCAGCGAGGCCAGCCCGCAGTCCGTGTAGCTACTGGCGTAAATGGCCATGTGCCCTCCAAGGGGGTGATCGTAAAGAGTGAGTGAGGTATAGGCTTCGGCCATGTTCAAGACGCTGAAGCTGGTTGCCGCCGTTGGTGTTGTGCTGGTGCTCGGCGGGTGCAGTGCAGGAGCGTCGAGCGCTGCGGTGGAGAAGGCAGCGCCGAAGGTAGTTGCCAGTGCAGAGCCGAGCGCTGAGCCAGTAGCCCTCGAGCCCGACGACGGACTGACGACGCCCGCGATCACCGAGGGCAGCGACACCGACTATCTGCGTGAGGTGCGACTGCGCCTCAAGGGCATGAACGACACCACCGACACCGAGCTCGTAGCCGCCGGGCACGCTGCCTGTGACCTATACGGCACCGGCGGAACCCGCGACACGATCGACATCGTGGAAGGCGACGCCCCCGGCGAGCCGATGAGCGGATACAACGACATCGTGATTGCGACCTGGGCCGCGACCACGTACTGCTCAGAGTTCGTCAGTTAGCCCCAAATCGGGCGCGGCTTCCTCTGCTGCGATGGCGGGCGCTTCTGCCACGAAGTCGGCCCCGATTCGCTCCGCCTTGACCAGCCATGCAAACTTGCGGCCAGGAGTCCCGTAGGCGGTGAACTTGCCCGCGGTGATCTCGTCGGCGCCGGCGGCGAACGGTCGGCCGATTGGGCACACGATGACCGCGCGCCCCCCGGGCTTGTTCAGCGCCTCGAAGTACGCGGGCAACGACACCTTGCACTCGCCTGTCGCGTCCAGCGTGCCCGTGCCCCAATACTCGGTGCCGCTCACTGGGGACTCGGTTGAGCCGTGCGTGAGTGAGTAGCCGTCGCGCGAAGGGTGGGGGATGCGGAACGACTTGGCGCCGGTGACTGCGAAGTCACCGAGTACCGTCGTGCCCGTGGCCGACGAGAGCAGCAGCGACGTGGTGGAGCCGACGACACCGCTCGATGTGATGATGGTGTTCCCGGCCTTGACTCGGCCACCCGCCGTCACGTTCAGGTCGCTCTCGAGCGTGGTCACGCCCTTGATGCCGAGCGTGCCCGTGTTGTCCTGGTTGCCCTGGACATGCAGCGGGCCGACCTGCGTCGTGTCGCCCTCGAAGCGGGTCACGCCCTTCGATGTGAACGCACCCGTCGCGTCGGTCGCCCCGATGATGTGCAACGGTCCAACCTGGGAAGTGTCGCCCTCGAACCGCGTGGTGCCGCGTGAGGTAAACGCCCCGGTGAACAGCGCCGTGCCCGACGAGACCAGGTTGCCCGTCATCGTCGTGGCACCCTCGAGGAGGAATGCGCCGACGACCTTGAGCGTGCCCGTGACGATGAGCCAGCCGGACACCTTCTGCGAACCCTTGACCAGCAGGGACTCGTTGCCGTTGAACTCGGTGTGGCCGTCCGTCACCGAGGTGCTCCGGAGTGGAATCGTCGTGCCCAGGTTTCGGGTCTGTAGGACCTGATCCTTCTCGGCATTGCGGCCGGGGATGTCTCGTTGCATCAGGCGCCGCCGATCAGTTGGAATCCAGGGGAGAAGGTGTCGCCTATGTCGCCGTCGAGGGTGACGAGCTCGTGGCGCGACCACCCGTCGTCCATCAGCGGGTCGCCGGTGGAGTGGAGCATGAGGATGTCGCCCATGCGGAATGCGTTGACGTTCGGGGCGATGACGCCCTGTGAATCCCGCAGCCCGCCGGTGAACATGGTGGCCGTCCACTGCTCGGTCGCGTCGGTGTACGTTGCCAGGTCGGCGTCGGCGTGGGCCTGCAGCGCTTCTACGCCGTCCTCCTTGCCCTTGTACTGCTCCTGGCCCTCCAATGCGACGCTCGAGGTGACAGTGCGCGCCGTCTTGACTGGCATGAGTAGTTCGGCGCCGATTCCAATGGCGAACGACACGTTGCGCATTTTCACGCCGTCGATGTCGAGGTTCACGTCCGTGAGCGCTGGGGTATCGGAGTCGAGGTCGAACCACCACGTCTTGCCGGTGAGGCGCGGGGTGCCGACGCGCAGGCTGATGTAGTACCAGTTCGTCGCCGCGTCCAGCTTCGGCTCAAGGTCGACGTCGGGCCCGTTGGGCATGGTCTGGACTTCCTGCAAACCATCCTCGACGGTGGTGAAGTTGAAGTCTTGGAAAGTGCGGGTGTACGGTCCGGACTGGTCGCCCCACGTGCTGCCGAGCGGGATGCCCGTCTCGGCCTTGATCGGCAGACCGTAGTTGGACGATGCGCCCTGGGTGCCAGCCCAGATGATCCAGGGGATCATTGCTGCGAGCGAGAACCCGGCGAGGTTGAGGATGTTGTCCGCGGTGTCCCCGGAGTAGCCGTTGGTGCCGAACGTGTACCGCCTGGCCAGGATGGCCCGGAAGTCGACGTGTCGGACCGTCCACTCCTTCTGCGCCCGGTTGTACTTGGCGCCGATGATGATGCCCCAGTAGATCGGGACCTTATTCCAGGAGGTGACGATCGACACGTCCCAGGGCTTGCACACTGAACGCCAGTCGTAGTCGGGAGCGTTCGAGTCGCCCAACTGGAACACGGTGGTCTTCTGGCCGGCCGCGATGCCCAGCGCCCGCCCCCAGCCCGAGGATGACGGGTCGTAGACGGAGACGATGGGCTGACCAGTGGCGGTCCAGACGAACTCGTGGGTGAACGTCATACGTAGGTGTCCCTCCCTGAGTAGCCGAACGTGCCTGAACCGCTGACCGGGATGCAGGTCATGTCGGCCTTCCACCCGCCGGGGATGGCCCATTGGTCGAAGCGAGAGATGCCACCCATGACGATGACCCCGCCGATGCGCAGGAACCGCCCGCCCAGGTCGAGGTTGTGCGGGCTGCCCGGGACTACCGGCTGTGTGACGGTGATGAGCTTCCCGTCCGGCCCTGCGATGGTGTAACCGTTGGGCATGTTGCCGTCGACGGTGAGTGTTGCGGTGCCCTTGCGGTTGCCGTAGTTGTTCGCCGTGAGTGTGGCGCCGGTCGCAACCGTGTCGCCGTTGAGGCCGCCGAACTGTTGCGGCTTCGGGCAGTGCAGCAGCAGGGAGAACGTCGCCTCGGGGAACTCGCCCTGAGGCGTGAACCGCGGCTTCGTGTCTACCTTTGCCGGCGCGAACCGGGTGTCGCCGAACTGCTTGACGGTGAGATTCTGCAGCGGCTTGCCCATGACGCTCTTGAGTGCGTCGCGCATCTGCCCCAGGTCGCCGAGGGTCGGCGCGAGCGCATACCCCCGGATGACGGGGGACCGGGACGACAGCGTGCCCTCGAGGTCGTAGTAGCCGTCAGATCCGGGGATCTTGATCGACTCGACCTCGAGGTCTACACCGTCTGTCCAGTCCTCCATCTCGGTGATGTGCCAGCCGAGGGCGTTCGCATCACCGCCGCCGAACATGCGCAGCGGGCCGTACTCGACGTCGAGACCTTCGAGTGGATCAGCCATCATGCACTCCTCAGGATCTCTTGAACCTCGACCTTGACGAGCGCGACGATGCGCGCCGTGTCAGAGCCGGGCGGTGGGTTGACGATGATGCTCACGTCGCCGCGGGGCGCGGGTCCCGAGGATCCACCGGTGACGCCGCCGCCTGCGAAGGCTTGGGCGCCAGCCGGGACCAGCTGGTAGCCGAACTTCCCCGCAATGTCAGCGAGCACCGCCGTGGAACGGCCGCGCTTGGACTGGGCCAGGGGGATGTACCCCTCGCCTTCCGTTTCCGGTTCAGCCCACACGCGCATGGCCCCGGCCTTGGCGATCTGCGCGACATGGTTCTCACGGATGCCGCCGTTGGCGTAGTAGGACACCACACCGCCGTCAGCTTCGTTCATGGTCATGCCGCCACCGCCGCGGCCGTTGGCGACGTGCACGGCCATGGTTCCGCCGATACCGTCGATCAGGTTCTGGATGTAGAGCAGCCGAGCAGCCGCAGCCTCCGTGTCCGCGAACACCTGCACCTCAGCAGCGGTCGGGATTGCCAGGATGTCGTCCGCCAGATCCTGCGCAGCCTGCCCGGTAATGCCGAGGTCGCTGATGCGGATAAGTAGAGCGTCACGGCTGGCCTGGAGCGATGCCTGGTAGTCGGCGTACTTCCCACCGGAGTCGATGATCGCCTGACCGGTGTCCAGCGCTGCCTGGGCGATGTCGTCGAGCTTCGACTGCATCTCCCGCCCGGCCTCGGTGGTGGTGTCCAGGTCGGTGCCGAGTTCGTTGAGTCCTGCGCCGTTTTCTGCGAGGGACTCGTCGAAGCTGTCGTAAGCCTCCTCGAGCGCCCGAGCAGCCTCTCGTGCGTCGAGGTTCTGCCCGTTGAGCTTGGCGAGCTCAGTGGCGAGGTCTGACACTGAGGTGATCACGCCGTCGATGGATTCCTCGACGGCTACGTAGGCCGGGGCCGCTTCCTCCGCTTCGACGGTGGATTCGCCCATGGCGTCCTTGTGCTCGCGCCAGGCAACCTTCGCGTCTGCGAGTTCGCCTGAGGTGGCGTTGATGACCTCCTCGATGGAGTTGAACGAGCCCCGGAGCATGCTGCTCTGGTTGCCCGACTTGTCGGCTTCCGCGCGGTGCTCTGCGAGGATGCCAGTGACCTCCTTGACCGCCTTCCCTTCGCCGAGTGCTGCGTCGGTGAGCGTGCCCAGGCTGATGCCGAGCAGTTTGGCGGTCTTCGCTGCGCCGGTTTTCTCAAGGTTCGAGACGACGGCTTCGCGGGTGTTCTTGGTGAACGCGCCCGTGTTCTGGTCGAGAGAGTCGTTGAGCGCATCAGTGCGAGCCTTGGCGTCGGCCTGCTGGGCACCGAACGCGCCAAGGATGACGACTGCGGCGGTGATGGCCACACCGATGAGCCCCGCTGCAGCAGCGGTGCCCTTCATTGTTGTGGTGAGCGCCCCGATGGCCGCCCGGAACTCAACGATCTTGGGGATCGCGAGTAAGGCCGTGCCGCCAAAGAGGAACACAGCAGCCGTGCCGGCGCCGACCGCGAGGACGGTGCCCTGCACACCCTCGTCGAGAGAGCCGTACCAGTCGACCAGTCCGGAGAGGATCTGCACCATCTCGCGCATGACGTCGTTCGCCGTGGAACCGGTCTTGATGAGCGCGGAGTCCATCGAACCGCCGAGGCGTTCGAGGTCGCCGGTGAGGTTGTCCGTCTTCATGGCGGCCTGCTCGGCGGCGTAGCCCTGGTCGTTGACGTTGTTCGTCCAATCCTCGACGCCCTTCGCGCCGGACGAGTAAAGGATGCCCGCGGCCGTTGCTGCCTCAGCGCCGAAGATGGCGCCGAGTGCTGCGGAGCGGGTTTCCTCGTCGAGGTCACCGAGGCCCATCTTCAGCTGCTCGGCCGCACCGGCCATGCCGATGAAGTTGCCAGTGCCGTCGAACACGTCGATGTTGTACTGCTTCATCACTTCGGACGCCTTGGCGACCGGTGACGTGAGGGAGGAGATGACCGAGCGCAAGCCCGTGCCAGCCTTCTCACCCAGTAGACCGTTGGCGGCCAGCAGTGCCAGCGTGCCCACGGTGTCTTCGAGGGGGATGTTGAGGCGGGCGAAAGTGACGCCCACGTAGTCGAGGCCGAGGGCGAGGTCGTCGACCGACCCCTGAGCCTTCCCGGCGCCGGCGGCGAGAAGGTCGGCGACGTGCCCGGCCTGGTCACCTTTTAGCGAGAACACTGTGAGAGTCGTGGCGGCGATTTCAGCAGCTCGGGCTACAGCGAGTTCACCTGCGGCTGCGAGGGCCAGAGAGCCCGACAGGCCGCCGCCGAGGATGTCGTTGACCGACACCCCCGCCTTGGCGAGTTCCGTCTGAGCGTCAGCCGCTTCGGTAGCGGAGTACACCGACGCCGCACCCTGCTCGATCGCGGAAGCCTTGAGGAGATCCTGCTGCTCGCGGGTCGCCATGGTCGCGGCGGCCGTCTTCGAGCTGGCCTCATCGAACGTGGCGTACGCGCCGACCGTGAGCACGGCCATAGCAGCGAACGCCGCACCGATGCCCACAGCCAGGGTGCCGAGAGACGTCGCCGCTTCCTCGGACTCAGCCTGTAGCTCGGCCACCTTCGCCGCGGTCTCTTCGACCTTGGGGTTCGCGTTCTCAGCCGCACCACCGAGCCGGTCAGCGGCCCCGGCAGCGTCATCGAGGGGAGCTTTCGCACCCTTCGCAGCCTTCGCGGTCTTGTCGACCTGATCGCCGAGTGGCGCCACCTTGGCTGCTGAGTCCTTCGCGGACTTGCCCAGCTTGACGACTGATTTCTCAGCGTCGTCAGTGTCTTTCTGGAAGACCTGCTTGCCGATTATGGCCAGACGGAACCCGATCGAGCCCGCTTCGTGCATTGCGCTTCCGGACAAGGGCCATCACCTCTTTCTTGAGCCAGGACGACTCGTCGGAGTCGAGTAGGCGGTTGATGGCTGAACGGACGTAATGCCAGGTGCGCGTGTCGAGCGCCCGGTCGAGGTCCGTTATGAGGCCGTGCTGGGCGAGGTCGAGTTCGACCTCACCGAAGAGTTGGGGCAGCGCGAGCCCGTACAGCTCTAGGGCTGTGAGGCTTGCGGCTTGGTGCTCTTGGGCTTCCTGTTTGCGCGAGGCTTGCTGGCTGGCAGCTTGTCGAGCGTCGTAGTAGGCCTGGCGGTACGCAGGGTAGGTACCTGTGACTGGATCAGGTTCTCCAATGCCCCACTGGGCGCGGTCTGCGTTGGTAAGATCCCCAAAGTCAGGGCCAGGAGTTCCAGCGCTTTTTTTGCGCCCGTGAGTCCTTCACCCCCGGTGATGTAGGCGTTGACGCCGTGCATGCCGAGGACCGTCTGCCAGTAGAACGCGGGCAGGAGGATGTCCTCGCCCTCGTTCAGGGACAGCTCGGTCTTGACGCGTTCGAACACGACGGGCCCGACAGCGCGCCGCAGGATCCCCTCCATGCCATCCGCCGGCAGGACGCCGATGGCGGTGCGCAGGAACTCGTCCGTGAGTGCCTGGCCGTCACGACCGCCGAGCGGGGTGATGACGAAGTCTTCCTCGATGCCGCCGAGGTGGAGGTGGAGGTTACGGCCGTTGAGTGATGCGGTGATCATGTGATGCGCTCCCTGCAGAGAAGTTGAGTGGTGGGCGGCCGACGAGTGCCGGCCGCCCGGGTGGTGCTGGTGGTTAGACGATCCGGACGTACGGGTATGCCACGGACGCGCCGTTCGCGTTGGTCAGCACGATGGGTGCCGAGCCGGCGGAACCGGCGGGCAGTTCGAGCACGACGATGTTCGGCTCGCCGGGGATCTGCGAGATGCCGCCCACGAGCGGAACGACGACGCCGCCCACAGCGGCCGCGGTGATCGCCGAGACGTTGCCGCCGCGGACGTAAATGTTGCTGCCCGCGCCCTGGTTCAGCGGAAGGACCGAGGCGATGATCGGCGCACCGGAGCCCGCGATGGGCGACGTGACCTGACGCACCACACCGTCGCTGGTGAGGGTGACCTTGTAGCCGCCCTTGTCAGCGAACCCGGTGGCGAAGTCGACGACCTCGACGGTGAAGGTGCCCTCGATCGCGCCGAGTGCGGGGTCCTTCGCGTCGAACAGCTGAGCGTCGATCTTGTTGGCCGCGCCGGTGGCCTTGCCCACGTTCAGCAGCGGCACGAGCCACGGCTGGGCGATCGCACCGAGGTCGTCGCGCACGGCCTCGACGTCGAAGGTGATCACCCAGTTGTCGCCGAGCTTGGACTCGGAGGTGCGGCCCTTGTTGCCGTAGTTCTCGCGGGCCACGACGATCTTGGACGGGACGCCGGCGAGGTTGTTGATGTCGCCGGTGACGTTCTCGAAGTTGCCGTTGCGCTTGAGTCGCAGCAGCTTCTCGTGCGCGAGGGCGAGGGTTCCAGCAGTCTGCTGCGTAGTTTCGTACAAAGAATTGTCGGCCACGTGGGTCTCCTTAGTGTGTGGGCGAGGCCCAGATGGGCCGTGGGTCTGGCGGGGTCACCAGGAAGCGCCACCGGTGGGTGACGCTGGAATGTGGGGGTAGAGCTACAGGCCGCGGCGGCCAGTGAAGTGGTAGGTCTTGAACCCACCCGTTCGGCCGGAAGCATCCGCGCTGATGGGCAGGAACGAGAACAGCTCGCACCGGGAGATGTGCAGCCCTGGCGGGACGCCCTCCTGCTGGTCGAGGATCAGGTCCAGTCCGGCACCGAGGTTCTCTGCGGCGATGCCGTTGCCCTTGATGCGGTACTCGATCTGCACGCGGTAGAGCATGTTCGCGCGGCCGTCTGCGATGGACTGCAGGGATCGCAACACGAGGGCGTTGTCGGATCCGGCGGCCACGGGCATGTCGCCCGTCGTGTAGATGCCACGTTCCCCAGCGACGTACGGGGCGGACGGCTTGTAGACGCCCATGTCCTGGTCGTGGATGTATTGGGCCAGCGTGCGGCGCAGCGTCACCTCAGGGGCGATCGGGTCAGGAGACACGGTTTGCCTCCGTCGCGATGATCTTGCCGAGCTCGGCCTTGTGTTGCAGTGCGGGATCAGACAGGTAGTGCGACTTGCGACCTTCGCCGAAGTCCGACTTGCCGTTGTACCGGCGGCCGAGGGAGTCAACGAGCGGCTGGTCTTCATGCCAGCGAGCGGCATAGACCGAGTCGTAGACAACCTCCGCGTCGTCGCCTGGGATCTCAGCCCGCACCACTGTGCCCGTCTCGGCAAGGTCGCCCTGCTGGTAGGGGACCTCGGCGGCTGACCATTTCAGCAGCTCTTCGGCGGCCTTGTTCTGGCCGTTCACCACACCAGCGAGGATGCCGTCTGTGATGCGGGGGAAGCTCCTGGCCAGGCTGACGTCTACACGAATGCCCACGATGGCCTCCTACAGGTAGAGCTCGACGTGCGAGGGTGTGCCGGGGTAGGTGAACAGCGCCGAACTGAGCACGTCTGCTGTGCGCTCTCGCGGGGTGCCCTTATGCACGGTGACCTGCGAGCCGGGCAGCACGTCGTCATCGGTGAGGATGACGATGAACTCGGAGGAGGAGACCTCGGTGCCGGCCGTTGGGGAGGTCGAGCGCCGATCCACGATCAGTTTCGACTTCTGCTCCACGTACGCGGGCCGCAACAGGTCAGGATCGGCCCAGACTGGCCCCTCTGCGCCCTCGCCAGTCAGCCGGGTGATATCGATGCGGTGCGGGAGGTGCTTCGCTCGTAGACGGGCCACAGTGACCTCCTAGTGATCGACGGCCGCAGTGAGCAGCCCCGCATTGCCGAGGATGGTGATGGCCTTCTCGCCGATGCGGGCGATGAGCTTGTCCCGTTGGGATGCGCTGCCCTGGTTGCTCGAGGTTGTGCCGAGGGAGACTGAGCCGATCTTGATCGCGCCCTGCTGCGACTCAGCGCCGGTCGGGTCGTCGGTGATTGCCCAGTGTTCGACGATGGCCACGGTGGCTTCGGTGAACGTTTTCGAGATGTCGGTGTCGGTGGGGTAACCGTCGTCGTCTGCCTGGTAGCGGGACAGGCGAACCAGCTTCTCGACCTCGATCGACGCGGACCTGAGCCGCTTGGCGAGCTTGACCGCATCTCCTTCGAACGGATCCTCGGCTTGGGCGGCGAAGTCAGCGCCAGTGGCGTAGACACGCTGGGTCATCAGGACTCCTCTCGGATCTGCGCACGCTTGGTGTGCCGCTGGATGCGGCGGGCTGAGCGCTTGCATGTGCCGGTGATGCAGTAGTTGCAACCGCCAGCCTTAGCGTCTGGGCAGCGCTTCCCGGAGCGGACACGACCTCGTTGGTCGCGATCGGTGTCGGCCATCGTCAGATCTTCTTCCGCGAGCGGCGGGGAGGAATGTAGGCCTCGGTGTTGGACTCGGCCTCCGCGAACTCGTACACGCGCTCGGTGGTCTCGCCTTCGACGGCTTCGGGCAGCGGCAGCGGTGCGATCTCCACAGCGTCATCGCCGGCCCAAACCTTGAACGCCGCACTCTCGGAGACCAGGCGGCCGGTAAACGTACTGCCGTCCTCCATCGGAGAGCCGACGACGAGCAGCCCCTCGTTGATGACCAGGTGACCGGTCATGATGCCGAACTCCTCGATGACGTACCCGTGCTGCAGGTACGCCTCGCGCAGGTTCGGCTTGTCGGTCAGGTCGACCTCGGCCACACCATCGGTGAACTCGATCCCGCCGATGCGATCCGTGACGATGCCGACCTGGGGCTGCGGGTGGGTGATGCGCGACATGCGGTCCTCCTGGGTGTTGAACACCCCGCCCTGTGCAGGCAGAGCGGGGTGAGTATGTGGAGTTAGCGCGCGTCGCGAATGCGGGAGCGGATGAGCTTGATCATCCGTTCTGCCTCGTCCGGGTCCAGGTTGACGCCGGTGATGCGCTGCTGCAGGGAGCTGTACGGGTCGGGAATCTGCGCGCTGAGCACTGAGCTGCCGATGATCGCCGCGCCTCGCACGGTCAACGTGCCCGCGCCGGTGCTGCCTCCGGGCACGGTGATGTGCGCGGGGCCGGATTCCGGTTCCCGCTTGACCGACAGAACCTCGCCGGCGGGGATGTCGAGCACCGCCTTGTGCTCGGCGTTCTTGAACGTGAACCAGCCATCTTCGCGCCGGTAGTACTCGGCCTCGATGCTGATGTGGCCGCGGGAGGCGTGGCTCTCGGGCTGCTGGAAGTCGATGCGCCAGGTGTTCATGTGTACTCCTTGTTGGTGGTCGTGCATGGTGGTGGTTTTGTGGGTCAGTTGCGCCGCATGTGGCCGCGTGCCACGGCGAGCTCGTAGCTGCGGGCCCTGAGCGCGTCGATGTGATCGCGCTCGAAGCCGCTGACCATGAGAGCGATGCCCATCGGTGCGGGCGGGTCACCCGTGGGGCCGCCGCCGATGTTGGCGGAGCTGATGCCGCCGTTGATCGGCTCGGCGAGCATGTCGATGGAGCCGTTGATCTGCCCGCGCGCGTACATGGTTACCTTCCGTCTGCGAATGCGAGCTGCTCTCGCGCCGAGTTGCGCTTCCGCCCGGTGAGATCGAGGTGCTCTCGAAGTTGGGCTTGCTTGGCGCGAACCTTCGCCTTGGCGCGCTGCGCGGTCACCGGATCGCCCGCGGTGGCCTGCTTGCGCTTGGCTGCCCGGATGTCGACCTCGATCTCGCGCTGCCTGGTGCGTGCCCACTCGGCCTTCGGGTCGTACTCGAACCCTGCTTGCGGGATCGACAGGCCCGGCAGGTAGGCCGTGAACTTGTGCGAGCAGTTCGGGTGCATGAGGCCTGCGTTGCGTGCGCCCTCAGTGGTCCCGGCGATGGTGACCGTGGCCTCGGCGTCCTTCGTCGCATGAGGCAGGATGACCGTGCCCGTGCTGCCATCAGTGGAGAGGATCACGCCGACCCACGGTGCGCACTTCGCACACGAGGAGAGGCTGCCCTGCACGGTGACGAGGTTGATGCCCGACTGCTGCATCCGCCATACGCCGGCGTCGTTGAACGCCCGGGCAACGGTGGTGCGGCCGGCCATCTCCGCGTAGGTGCCAATGCGCCAGTTGCGGCCGCCCTTGTCGGTGAAGCCGCTGATGCCTTCGGAGAGGAACTGCTGCACGTTGGCGTGCTGTGCTTGGAGCTTCGTCTGCACACCGAGGAGGACGTTTGACGAGTTCATGGCGACGATGCGCTGGAAGGCGTCGACGGGTAGCCGGGTGATGCGCTGGTTCAGCACTTCGAGGCTGGACTGCAGTGAGAGCGCCGTCTGCGCGGTCGCCTGGGGCGCCGAGCCGTTCAGTGTGGTCCGTGCGGGCAGCCTGCGGGCCATGGAGAGCCGTGCAGCGGCCTCCGCTTCCCCCTGGGTGGAAGCAGCGTTTATAACGCTCTCAGCGAGGTTTTCCGCCCGGAGCTGATCGGCCGTCGTGCGAGCGAGCGCCTGCAGGTCACGGAGCGACTGTGCACGGTGCCCGGACAGTTCGGCCAACTGCCGGTTGCGCTCGATGGCGTACCGGAAACCGTCGACCCGATCTGACCCTGATGCGATCGCCCGGTTGAGCTTCGCCTGCAGTTCGATGTCCCGGTACGCGCGGACGGCGACCTCACGGATCAGCACATCCTCAGCGGTTTGGTACCGCTCGGCGAGGGTGCGGCCCAGGTCGTCGATCAAGTCCTCAGCCGGGATGTCTGGGTTGGGGACCATCAGCGCCATGAGCTACCTCCGGGTCAGCCGATCGAACACGTGGGGCAGTCGGTCGCGGAGCATGGTCGGCTCTGCAGTGAGCCACCGACGCCCACACTCGGCCGCGAGGGCTTTTGTGCGGTGCGGCCGGTGACCGTTGCAGTGCCCCATGATGAAGCCGTAGCCTTCAATTTCGTGGCCGTACTGCCACGTGCCATCCAGGCGACCGATTGGGCCGTCCGGGTGACGTGCCAAGTACCCGGGGCTGCGGGACTCCAACTGCTCCTGACCGCCCAGCCATTGACTCAGCTGGATGCGGCGCTCCACCTTCGCGATACTGCGGAGCCTTGAGGTTCGCGCGATGAGGAACGTTGCCGATCCGCTGGACAGGACGAAGATGACGCCCATCAGGTAGTCGATCATCGTCGCGTCTTCCTCTTGCGGTTGATCGAGGGGGCGCCGGCCAAGACCGCCGTGACGGATGCGACCAGCAGCACCCAAATGATTGCGGGAAGCATCAGAGGCTCCTTGCTAGGCGCTTGCCGATGGCTTCCGAGCAGCGCAGCGCCTTGGCCTCACGGACCGGGCGACCGCGGCGGTTGCCGATGTAGATGTAGACCATGAGGCGGGCCCAGATGAGCACGCCGCGGATCATGATGCCGACGAACCGGATGAGGATGAGGATGAGTGCACGGGTGGTCATGGGGTCCTCCTGCAAGGAAAGAGTGGGGGCGAGGCCGTGACGAGTGCCACGACCTCGCGGGTGATGCTGGGTTACTTCTCGCCTGCAGCGGCGAGTTCGAGCGCGGCCTGAGCGGCAGCCTCAGCATCGGCAGCGGCGACGCCGGCGGCTTCGAGCTCAGCGGCAGCGGCGGCCTCTTCGGCCTCAGCCTTCGCAGCGCGCTTCTCGGCGGCCGTCAGCTTCTTCTCTTCGGGGACGTCGATGGACTCCCACCGGGCGAGCGCCTCGAGGTCCTTGCGGGGCTCTTCGGACACGACGACCTGGCCGTCTTCGAGGGACTTGTAAGCATGTGACATGTGGATCTCCTACCTGCATAGTGAAGCGAGGGGGTGCGGGCAGCCGCCGAAACGACTGCCCGCAGGAGTGGGCTACGCCTTGTTGGCGCCCTTGATGAGCACGGCGCGCTTGGCGTCGAGCGTCTTCACGCCGTAGAGGGTGTCGAGGGACACGATGTCCTTCTTCTTGGACTGGTCGTAGCCGAAGACGACGCGGATGCCGAAACCCTTGTAGTTCAGGATCGCGGAGTTCGCGGCGCCCAGCGGGAGCTCGAGCTGGCGGGTGACCAGCGCCACAGCGGTGCGGTGGAACGCGACGTTGACCTCGGTGGTCGGGTCGCCGATGACCTGTGCGCCGGTCGCCTTGGGCTGGCCGATGTTCTGGCTGGCGTAGCCGTCGAAGCCCCACAGGTTGGCGCCGATGCTGCCCTGACGCAGGCCGGCAGTACTGCCGGAAGCGTCCGCCCGCTTGATGATGTCGTTCTTCAGCCATGCGCCCTTGGTGCGCGGGCCGACGATGAAGCGACGCTCTTCCAGCGGCACCAGGGCCAGGTCGAGCATCACGCCGGCGTCGATGAGCGACTCCGGGGTGTCCCACGCCGACAGGCCGGCGCCGAAGCCGACGACCTGTGTGATGTCGTTGCGGAACGACAGGATGTCGCGGTCGATCTTCTGAGCGATCGCCTCGAGCGCCGGGTTGAGCAGCTGCTCGTTGAAGTCCTCGATCTTGAGGGCGAGGTCCTTCGACGTGACAGCGAACGACACGTCCGCGTGGTGGTTGAGGACCACGGGAATGCCGCCCTCGGTGGCGTCCTGCACGACGATGTCGCCGCCGTCCGCGAACTCGTTCGCAGCGAACACGGCGGGCTTGCGGATGGTGACGGTGTCGCCGATCGCTGCGACGAACTCCGAGGAGTAGTCGCGGTGCACCAGCTGTGCGGCGACCGTGGTCTCGTACAGGGTGGCGAGTGCGGACTTCGCGATGACGCTGGGGGTGAGAATGGTGTTTGCCATGGTGGCCCTTTCGTTGGCCTAGTGACTACTTCTTGCCGGACCGGTTTTCCCGGTACGTCTTGCGGAAGGAGTCGATGTCTTCGGGGTCAGTGATCTGACCGCCGGCGGGTGGTGCGTCACTGCCGCTGCTGGGGGCCACCTGGACTTTTCGCAGCTTGGTGTTTGACGCGACCGTGGTCTTGACCAGTTCGTCCACCTGGGACTTGTAGTCATCAGCGGTCGTGTCGATGGCCGCGAGCTTCGCCTGGAAGCTTGCGGAGTCGGTGAGGAGGTCGTAGTCGGCCTCGTGCTTGTCGACGACGCGGATGAGCGCGTTGTCGAGCCGGGACGCCTTGAGGTCGGCGGCCTGAGCGGAGATGGTGGAGTCCTTGTCCTGAATCGCTGCGGACAGCGACTCGACGGTGGACTCTTCCTCAGCAGCGACGAGGCCGAGCTTCTGGCCCAGCTCCTTGTACGCGGCCTCGCTCGCGAGCTTCGCGGCCACCGTGGCGTCGTCCCGGCCCTTGATGCGGGCAGCGGCGGCTTCCTTGCGGAGTCCCTCGACATACGCGGCATCGAAGGTCTCCACGGGCGCCGGCTCTACGGGAGGTGTCGGCTTCGGCGCTTCGGGTGCCACGGGAGGCACCTCAGCGGGCGGCAGCGGGGGCGTGACGGGCTCAACGATGGGTTCAATGGGTTCGGGCATGGTGATTGCTCCTTCGCGGCTCCTGGCCGCATCGGTGACGGCTGCCCCTGCGGCAGCCGGTGAGTCTGGTTAGTCGGTGATGCGAGTCGGGTCGGCCTCGGCGGCCATCCCGTTCTCTTCCTTGATGAGCGCCACCTCAGCGGCAACCTCGATCTCGTCAAGGTCGGGCTGCACGGCGCGCACACCGGAGATGACCGATCGCACGCGGGCGAGCATCTCCGTCTGGGTGGTCTGCGCCCGCACGAGCGGGTTGACCTGTGACACCTCGGCGAACTTGATGTCGGGCATCACCTCGAGGAGGTCGCCGCCCTTACCTACGAACACGAGGCCGTCGATGGCGAGAGCCGTGCGTGCCAGGCGTGCGAGTGCAGGCCGTGCGTACAGCGCCTTCTTGTCGCGGGTGCGCTCCGAGTCGCTGCGGTCGTCGGTGACTTCCGTGGCGGTCTTCGTGCCCCCGTCGTGGATGCCGAAGTGGCTGATGGAGTAGCCGGCCTTCTGTGCGATCTCCCTCTTCAGCGCAACGATGCCGTCGAGGTGGTCCTGCACGCGGATGTTGAACTGGGAGATGGTGATCATGCCGCCGGCACCGTCATCGACCAGGCCGCCGAGGGGCGAGTAGAACTGGCGGTTCTGGTCGAACTGCGCACCCTTGCCGGGCCCGTTGAGCTTCAGCATGGATTCGGGGACGATGACACGGCCCATACCGTTGTCGAAGTCGCGCATGAGGCTTGACCAGAGGGCGTTGATCTTCGACAGCATCGAGTCGATGCCGAAGTAGTCCGAGCGGCCCAGGTTGGCGAGGTCGCCCTTGCGGTCCCACACCGGGTGCGGGAGAGCGTTGGGCATGTGCTCGACCGTGAGGTACGGCACACCTGTTGCACGCACGACGTCCATGGTGTCGGCCATCGGCAGCGATTCACCGTCGACGACGGGCAGCAGATTCAGGTAGTGGGCGGTCTCGGAGATCGCGTCAAGGCGAACCTGGCGGCCCTTCTCGCCGTCCTCGCCCTTCCACAGCGAGTAGGTGATGAAGCCGGGTTCGTGGCGCTCGAGCAGCCGGTACCGGTCGTCGGCGCGGGCGTACTCGGTCCACAGGGTGGCGGCGGCGAGCTCCCCGTACTTCCACTCGGGGATGACACAGTCGGCGCGGAACGCACGGAACCACACGTTGCTGCGGAAGGTCTTGTCCCACACGACGGACAGGTACGTCCACCCGTGTGCAGCGGCGTACTCGCCAGCGCGGAGGAGTGTGGCGTGTGCGGCGTCGGAGGACATGATCAGCTCGAGGCGAGCCTGTGCCAGCTTCAGCTTCGGGTCAGCCTTGACGGTGACACCGTTCTCCAACACGTCTGCCGACCCGGGCAGGGTGAACGTGGGCGATTCCGCGAACAGCAGGTCAGATGACAGCTGTGCGAGATCCCCAGCAACGGGGACGGTCAGGGATGACCGGTTCTCACCGACAGGGCTGCCGAACACCGCACCGGACACGGCGCCGACGAGCCCACCCGAGTAGGGCTGGCCGCGGTGCGTGTGCGTTGCGAGAGCGCCACCGTTGTCCGGCAGCGACTCCAACTCGTTCGAGTACCAGGCGTCGTAGATGGCGAGCTGACGGAACGCTTCGTCCATCGGTGCCGGGGGCCACTGTGCGACCATGTTGCCCTCCAAAGGGGTAAAGCCCCAGGGGAGGGGGTCAGGCGAGTACTGAGTTCGTTGCCGTCTTGCGCTGAATGCGCCGGATGATGTTGCTCATCTGCGACACCGAGATGTCGTAGTCCCTTGCGAGCGCCCGCTGTGTGACGCCGCCGGCCGCGTGCTTGGCCCGGATCTCCGAGACTTGATCGTCTGTCAGGCGATGCTGGGGAGATCGTTCGCCGTTCGCCCGGCGCTGGCGGGCCACTGAGTCGGCGGTGTTGTCTGCGCTGGTGCCGACGAGCAGGTGGGTGGGGTTGATGCACGGTGGGTTGTCACAGCGGTGGCGAACCACGAGCCCCGCGGGGATCGGTCCGACCCATGCCTCATACGCGTTTCGGTGCGCGAACACTGTCCCGGGGCCGCCGGAAGCGCGGTGTCCACTGGTTCTTCCGTATCCGAGTCCTGTCCTCCGGCCGTTCCACTCCCAGCAAGGGCCGAGATCGGGGCGTCGGATGATCTCTGTCCATCCAGTGAAACGCAGCTTCTCGTCGAGGGGCGCTCGGTGGGGGACTGCGGTCGTCCGCAGCGGATCCCCGGTCCGTAGCCATCGGGTGTAGTGCTTGATGCACCAGCCGCGGGTCTTGACTGGCAGTGCGCACTCTTCGATCAGGCACTCGCCTTGCATCGCATCGCCCCATTCGTTGAGTTGTGGCCCGCCGCTTACTGCAGCTCGTAGGTCCAGCTGGATCGTGAGGTGTAGATGCCGTACCGTGCCGCGTCGAGTGAGTGGTCGTCTTTCTTGACCACGTCGTCGAGGCCCTTTTCGGTGGCCTTCTCGTCCCACCGGTATTCGGTGACCTCAGCGAGGAACCCTTCGCACCGGTCGGTGACGAGCAGTTGCCCCTTCGAGAGGAGGTTCTGCATGGCGCCGATGCCCCGCGACACGTCCTTGTGGGCGAGCGTGGGGAGGATGTCGTCGTACTTGCGCAGCTCGTCACGGAACGCAGCAGCGGCCGAGTCGTAGATGTGGAACTCAACCTCAGGCGTGGAGCCGTCTGGCATGTGTGAGCGCCGCACCCATTCGGCGTACGACTTGGCCTGATCCGATGGCGCAAGAGTCAGGCCGTGGTTCTTCGAGTCGTGCGGGTCGTAACGCCACTCGTCCATCAGGACCAGTTGCCGCTTGAGCCCGCGACGCGGAGCCGTCAGCCCCACCATGAGCGCGGCCGAAGCGTTGGACGTACCGAAGTCGATGCCCGTTGCCAGGATGCGCTCTATGCGCGGCATGTCCTCGAAGCGGATGGTGTGCCGCTTCGGGTCCCACATCGGGAAGACGGCGCCCTCAGCGTTGGTCCACAACCCCTTGATGAAGCGGTCGTAGAACACCGTGCCGGCGAACGTGGCTTCCATGTCCGCGATGTATTGCGGACCCTCAGCGCCGTTCTCCCAGTAGAGCGGGTTGTCGTGCATGGTGAAGTTGAAGACGATGAGGTTCTTCTTCTTCGCGAGCAGCACGAAGTCTTTGCGCAACCAATGGTTGAACGAACCAGGGTTCGTGGTCGCGAGTAGTCGAGCACCCTTCACCCGAAGGCGGGTGAGCAGCATCTCCCAGAAGCCCTTAGGCAGCAGGGTCGCCTCGTCGACGTACGCGATCTCGATGGACGAACCGCGGATCTTCTCTTCCGAGCGCACATCGTTCGCACCGACCAGGTGCACGACACGGCCCATGATGAGCGCCGTGTTCGAACCCGTGGTGTGCACGACCTGAGCGGCCAGATCCCCGAACAGTTCGGGTTTCTGCAACTCCGAGATGATGTTGCGCTCGATGGTCTGCAGCGTGCGGCCCACAATGACGATGAGGCCGGTACCGTTCGCCTCGCGAATGGCGATGTTGAGCGCCCACAGTGAGCTGAACGTCTTCCCGCCAGACACGGCGCCGACCCACAGCGCCAGCTTCTGACTCTTCGACATGTGGACGGACCACATCTGCTTCGGAGACAACGCAGGTGCAGGATCAACACGGGTGAACGCGGCGCTACTGGTCGCCATCGTCAGGGACGTAGTTGGCGGCCGCAGCAGCGAACCCAGCAGCGAGAGAGTCAAGCACCGAATGCACCTTCTCCACACCAGTGCCGGCGTCGATCGTCTCGAGCTTCGTAGCGTTCTGCACGTAGATGCCCAGCGCCGCGGCGAGACTCTTCTCGTCACCAGCAGGCGGCTCGTCCTCGGTAAAGCGTTCGGCGCCCAGGCCGCCAGCCATGTAGAACACGTACTGGGGAGCCTCGAGCCGATCCAGCACCTTCTGCGACCGCTTGTACATCCGATCGATGATGTCCGCACGAGCAGCGGCACGGTCAAGACGATGCGCCGCAACAGCGACAGCAGTCTTCGAACGGTCGAAGTTCAGCCCCTCACGCTTCGCCCACCGTGAGATGGTCGACGCGGAGAAGCCGAGCTCCTTCGAGATCGCATTGCAGGACCAGCCCAGAGCATGAAGCTCACGGGCGCGCGCGGCAGACAGATGGAATGTTGCTGCGGCCACGTCAATCACCTCGTTCGGATGGGGGTGCGTGACGCCGCCTGGACGTTACGAGGGAAGTGGTGAAGCTGGGCGTTGCTGGCCTGCGATGGCTTTGTATGCGTGGAGGACTTGGGTACGATCGCGCTTCTGGGCGATGAACTGGCGCTTGAGCGATTCGAGGATGATGCGCTTGTCTTCGTCGCTGAGGGTGTACTCACTCTCGGGCGACCCGTCCGACCATGTGCCGGTCTGGACGATGGAGTCGATGTTCTCTGCCCAGTACCCGGCGATGTCACCGATGTGCTGCTGCTTTCTCGGGGGTTCAGGCGTGCTCATCGCATCTCCTGTCGGGTGTCTCCTCGGGTCACAGATGCGAGTTCCGCGTCTTTCCGGGGATTTCGTTTGTGGGCGCTGGTCTAACCCCGTGTTTTCGGAGACCTTGACCGCCGGAAATGGCTCAGTAGAGCTTCTCGGGCACCGGTTTGTGCGTGCACAGCTGGGCGAGGGTGATCACAGGCCATGCCCTGCCGCACGTGGCGCACACCCTGGGGTTACTCATCAGGGGCACAGCAGGTGTCGGCCTGGTAGGACGTGACGTACTCGCTACGGCAGGTGGCGCAGGCGTGGAGCTCGCGGTCACTCATCGTCGTCTTCGTCGTAGTCGGCGCTGGCGAACGTGATGGTGGGCATGGTGCCAGTCGTCACGGCGTCGGTCGCTTCGGCGAGGAGCCCGCGGGTGACGTACTCGCGCTGGCCGGCGGGGACGATGACGTTCGAGTATTCCTGCTCGCCTGTCTCCGCGTCAGTGGTGACCGCGTAGGTGACGTAGGCAACGATGGGGTCGCCGTCATCATCTGTTTCGGCTAGGAGTGCCCGGAGTGCGTCTTCGTAGTCGCTGAGCAGGCTCACGGTGGCTCCCTCTCGAAGTGGCGAATGCGGCAGGACTCGAACCTGCAACCTGCGGTGTTGGAGACCGCTGCTCTTCCAGTTGAGCTACGCAAACAGGAGTGGTCCCCGCGGCTCGCCTGGTTGTCCATGGAGTAGCCGGCCGGATGCGCACCGCCGCGTGGGCAGACGATGCGCGGGCTGGCCCCTTGGGGTGTGGGCGATGACGAGCCGGGGAAGTGTATGCGGGTCAGGAGTGCATGCCTGACGTAATCCCCAACATCCCTTGTTGGGGCCCGCTTGTCGGCAAGGCAGGGTTCGAACCTGCGCGAGGTGGCTTATGGGGCCACTGCTCTACCACTGAGCTACTCGCCGAGACAGCCAGCCCGATAGAGGCTGGCCGGTGGTGCTATTCGTCGCCGCCGAACACCGCGTTGCGTGCGCGGCGGGTGGTGGCGATGAGCTTCTGCGCCTCGGGCCGACTGATGACCACCGTGTCGAACGTGACCGTCTGTGCGTAGGTGACGATCGCGCGTACGGCGCCCTCGGGGAGTTCCGTGTCCGGGATCTCTTCGAGGCGGCTTGCCCGGATCTGGTCAGCAGCGCGGAGAACCTCGTCGGCGTCGACCTCGAGCGAGAACTGCAGCGACGGCTCCATGCCGAGGTTGTTCCAGTGCAGGTACAGCACCGGAGTGTTCTCCCAGTGCTCGCCCTCGCCCAGCGGTTCGCCGTCCCGGGTGAAGCATGAACCCCACTGGCCAGGCTCAAGCCCGTTGCGTCCGGTGGGATAGGAGATGGTCCGGCGTGCCGGGGTGTTGATTTGTTCCTTGGGCATGGGAGCCCCTTTCACTTAGCCCCATCACGGGGCCTACCCAGCATCGCGCCGGGAAGTTTTGGGCACAAAAAAGCCCCGGACCGCAATGGGTCCGGGGCTCCTCTCGTTACAAAGCAGTGGCGGGTTTCGTAGGTACGAAACTCGCCTGAGGCAAAGCCTAGTGGAGAAATTGCAGACGCGCAATCACGCGGTTTTCAGATGTCCTTCGACATTCTGCGCCGCTTGTTTCGAGCCCGCACCACAGCTTTCACCTCGTCTCGGTCGATGTATCCGCCCTGCAGCGGGAAGTACACCGGCAGGTCGTCCTCACGGATCCACCGTTGCACTGTCCCTCGCTTCACGCCGAAGTGCTCGGCCGTTTCGTCGATGGTCCACCACCGGTCCATCGGGTCGTTCGCGTTGCGTTCAGCCATTGAGCACCCCGTTCACCAGTTCATCGAAGCTGTACCGCATCTCGTGGCCGGCGTTCTCGAGGCGACGCACGGCAGTGACCCCGCTGATCGCGTCGGCCAGGATCTCGTCATAGTCCCGGCATCCGTCCGTGAGCACGACTTTGCCTTGGCTGTCCGTCACCGTGTAGCGCCAGAACGGAACCGTGTCGAACTCCTTGATCGGCATCACCGTCCACAGGAAAGTGCGCCGCTGCAGCAGACGCCGAACGATCATCGGCTCTGAGGTGATGCGTGCTCGTGCCGTGCTTCTGCCCCTCATGTCGTCACCTTCTCTTTCTTCTTCGGCACGGGCACGGGCGGCCCGAAGGTTCCCCGCGGTCCGTGGTGGAATCCGTCGTGTTCGGCGCTGAGCCAGCAGTGATCGGTGCGCTCAGCTTCTGCCTTGCCGGTCTCCTTATCGACGGGCGTCCACCGGTCCACGGCCAGGCAGCCCGGAACTGCCACCACCTCATCACCGATGACGCCCTGGCATCCGTGGTGCATGGTCAGGTCGTCGATCTTGTTGATGAGAGTGCCGACGAAGATGCGGTCGACGCAGACTGAGCAGATGCCGGGGCGGGTGGCGGTGATGGCGACGTACCCTGCCCGGCCGGTGTGCTTGGCGAAGAAGTCTGTCGCCGCGACCCATCCGCAACGCCCGCAGATGACGCCGTACTCAGCGTCGAACGAGTTCGGCATCTTGAGTAGCACCGTCCAGTGCTCGCACTCCGGGCACTCCCGCATGTCCGCTTGCGGTGCCGGTCGGGCGTTGATCCCGTACTGCGACGACAGCGAGAAGATCCCGCGCGCGTCGTCCTGGCCGACCACGATGTCTTCGTAGAAGGCCACAGCGGATCCCATGGAGAGGATCTGGTCGGCTCGGGCGAGGAGCCAGCCGGCCAGGGTCGAGGCGTTGGCGGCCGCGACCTCCACGCTCACACTGCGGGAGCCCTGCACTTCACGGTCGCTCGCCCACGTGCGCATCGCCGGTGCGGCCACGTGCAGATCCTCGGCGAAGAATGCTACCCAGGAGTGCAGCTTGGCGAACAGCGCATCGGACGCGTCGAGCGGGCCGAGGTTGAGCGGTGCCGGCGCTTCACCTCCACCACCCGAGACTTTCTCGGAGTAGTCAGCGACGCCCATGGTGAACAGCTGCGCTCGCATGTTTGCCATGAGGTCGGGCACGAGCCTGAGGGCCGCTGTGAGCCTGTAGAAATCTGAGTTGCACAGGCGGCCGTGCTTGGCGGGTTTGGGCCGTGGTGCCTCGTCCTCGTCAGCGGCAGGCCATGTGCAGCCTCTCGCGCAGGGGGCGTCTTCGGTGGGGTCAGTCATGGGCGGTTCCTTCCACGGTGTGGGGTGCGTTGAGTTCCCGGTAGACCTCGGTGATGACCTCGGGAGGCAGCGTGCGCATGCCGAGCGCACCCCGGAACGGGATCGGCTCGGCGAGGGCTCGTGGGTCATCGAGCTCGAGGTGCCAAACGTCTGGCTCGGCCCACTTGGAGCACACCTCTCCGTGCTCGTCAGCCTCAGTGCAGAACTCCGCGTGATGCGTGGCCCGCAGATTGACTACACCGATGATCGCGCCGGTGACGTGCCGCTCGTCGAACGGCCAGAGGTCGCCGTGGTCGCCGTCGAAGCTTGCCCCGGTGAGCCCGGCGTGAATGGCGAGCGGGCCCCGGTACTGGCCCGCGAGGTTGCGAACTCGGTTCTCCACGTTCTTCCCGCCGTGAATGATCGCCCACGCCCACGGCTGCTGAACGGTGATCACCCTCATCAGTAGCCCTCGATCTCTCTGCCGGTCGTCTCGACCGCTCCGGCGATGGCTTCGAGCGCGCTGCTCGGGTTGTCGTAGTCGTCGGGGGTGACGCGGGTGGCGATCTGGTCGAGCGCCCCGTCTGCGACATTGAGCGCCGCCGTGAGCCGGTCCACCTCGGCGAGCAGGTCGGGCACGTCGTTGCGGAGGATCAGGAAGGCGAACGCAGCGGCTTCGGTTGCGGGCGCCGACAGCGCCGTGGCGTGGGCGATGTTCGCCTCAAGGGCTTCCCGATTGATGCTCATGGTCAATCTCCCTTCACGGTTGCGGCGTCGAACAGGATGGTGAATGCCTCTCCGGCCAGTTCCTCCGCGGTGACGGTGAACACTCCGTCAGAAACCCAGTTCCCGAACCTCGTCAGCATGAGGAGGCTGTCGGCCTGAATGACTGACCCGGGCGTGGTCGGCAGCGGGTCAGGGACGGGGGTGCAGGAACCGTAGGTAACGGTGCGCTGCACGAGCGCCTGGCGGCTGATGACGCCGGGCCTCGGGTTGGCCAGTGCCTCGCGGAGGGCTTCGAGGTCGTCAGCTTCGATGGCGTGGTTTCCGGTGGCGTTCGGGATGTGCAGCACACCCTCGTCGTTGGGCCAGGCAACGTCCCCGTGCCTATCCTGAATGCCGTACTCAGTGATGGTCGTGTCGCTCATGTGTTCCTCGTTCCGTCGTGTGTGGGCATGAAAAAACCTCCCGGGTGGGGAGGTTCGGTGTTTCGGGTGCGGTCACTCATCGGGTGTCCGCACGGGGATGGTCCAGCGCATCCGGTACCGGTCGTACTTTGGTTCGCCCAGGTGGTCGGGGTCGAACCCGCGGGCGGTGAGCTCACGGGCAAGCCCGGCCCTGCCCAGGTCGGCGAGGTCGGATTCGCTGATGCGGATCTCCGACGCCCCGTTGAGCTTGCGCGTCAGGCTTACTCGCTCATCCATTGGCTTCCTCCACGTCCTGCCATGCCGTCGCGGTGCGCTGAATGCGCCCGGTGGCCGTTCGGTCTGGCATGTCGTAGTAGTCCACGCGTGACCATCCGCGGATCTCCCGGGTTCGGACCGACTTGGCCCCGGCGAGGGTTGGGAACGCCCCGTAGACGAGCGGTTCCAACTCCCGCGTCCCGGTCTTCCGGTGCAGGATCACCCGGAAGCTCTCGGTGCTGTCGCTCGGCATCATGCGGGTCATGGCCTTGCCGTCCTCACGTAGATGCAGAACCGGCCGAACCAGGCGTACCGGTACCAGCGGGTGCTGACACCGAACGACTCGACCGTGAACCAACGTGACGACTCGATGCTGCGGTCGGCGTACAGGCGGGCTCGGATCTTCATCGGATCTGCTCGCTCTCTGCGCCCTCAGGACGCGCTGGGGTGGTTCCATGAATGGACGTCACGAGCGCAAGGCGCGCACGCGGCGGTTCGGGTTCTGGTGTCGCCCCCGGCGCAAACCGGTAGGACGCCCACCCGTAGAGCGCGTCCCAGTCGGGGTAGGTGAAGTGGCGCATCAGGTGGCCGCCGGTGTTGTTCTTCGGCTGTGGCTCACCGTTGGTGCGCCAAGCTGCCCAGCTCGCCTTGTGCTGCGCTTCGTACGCGGCGCGGTGCGCCGGATTCGAGCACGCTCCCGCCATGGTCATCTCCCCGTTGAACGGGTTGCGGATGGAACCGGAGACGGTGACGCGTTTCTTACAGGGCGCACCGAGCGGCCGCAGCATCGTCCCAACACAGAGTCGGGCATCGAACGACTTTCGCTCGATGTCGTACCGAGGCGCGTCCTCGGCGATGATCCACTTCAGCCGACGCCACACCTCAGATTCGGTTGCGCCGGGTTGCAGCAGCCATGCCGCATCCCGCCAGATGTTCGGAGTGGCGAACACGTTCTCCGACTTCCGCCGCGACCTCCCACCGAGGCCCTGCATTCGCATCTCGTGAATGAGGGCGATGGCGAAAGCGCGGGTCTCGCGGGTGAGCGCGGGGTCTTCCATCATTCGCTCGACCGAGCTGGTGAACTCGGCTGCCGTGATCGGCTTAGCCATTGGCCTCTCCTTGCCTCTGTGCGGCGCTCTCGCGCTCTGGGGGTGTAGCTGTGTCAGATTCCGCTCCCGCGGTGCTGAGCGGAGGGTGGGCGGGTGCGCGGTGGGCAAGTATGGCCCCGTGTAGGCGACCGTGCCCCTCACCTCGTGGTGGCTCACCTCGCCACTGAGCACCTGCAACGCCGCCAATAACCGCAGGCGCTCATCGTTCGCCCGATGCCACCGCCGCTGCGCGTTGCGCTCGTTGGTCCTCGCGTCGCCCGTCGCCTCTTTGGCTCGGTCCCAAAGCGCGTCCTCTTTCGCCACCCCCTCTCGGACTCGCTCTAGTTGGTCCTCGAGGGCCTTCGTTGCCGCGCTCACGTCTCGCTCCCTGAGGGAAGTACCTTGCGCAGCACGTTGTCGCGCAGGACTCGGTAGATGTCCTCCTTGGTGATCAACTCGTCCATGCTGTCGAGCATCCCGTTGACCTCGTAGAGCACCTCGGCGATCACCGCGCAAGCGGCGTCGCGTTCCCTCTCGGAAGCCTTACGAGCCAGGAACAGGATGTCGGTGTCGTTGACGTACTTGGTGTGCGCCTCCTGCAGCGACTCCTGTAGCTCGGCGTTGTAGCGTTCGAGCCGTTCGCACTCTGCCTTGGCGACCTCCAACATTTCGGCCGCATCATTCATGCCCATCAGCTGCTCCCTTCGGTCAGGTAGGCGCGGAGCCGGTCGGCGGCCTGTGCCGGCGTGTGGCCGTCGTACTCGGGCGGCAGGTCGACGGCGTGCACGTTGAACAGATCCCAGTGCTCGGCGGCGTAGTGGTTCGACACCTGCCCGGTCGGCAGGGTGGCGGTCACGATGAACCATCCGCCACCGAAGCACTTCTCGCCGTCGCTGTGATGCCAGGACTTCACGACCGGGATGCCTGCCGCGTCCCAGCCATGTGCGGCATGAGCGTTGTAGAGCATCCGGTACTCGTACAGCTCGTCCATCGTGTGGTGCTCGTCGCCCTTCGCCGCATCCGCCACAGCCTGCAACCCGGCCTCATGCCGGTCGATGTGCTCCGCCTTCGAGTCCCGGTTGTAGCCGGTGAGGAAGGTCGATCTCAGGGCGGTCACTGGGTAGCCTCGGGGGTGAACGGCGCCCACTCGGTTGCGGCTTCCCTGCTGACGATTCCCACGTTCGTCATCCACGCACGGTCGAACCACAGGGGCGGGTTCTCGATGAAGCGCTCGCATGATGCCCGGTCCGGGAACTGGTTGTAGCCGGTGCGCGGGATCTCCCCGGCGGTGACGTACTCCACACCCCACTCGACCATGCGCGGCTTGGTGGCGGCCCGGAATCCCAGGCGAAACTCCGTGTCCAAATTCCCGCTGTTCGGATTCCGGTTCGGCTTGCGCTCAGCGAGCGCCTCGTCTTCCTTGCTCATCGTGCTTTCCTCTCGTAAAAGTTGGTGGTCATGCTCGAGCGCGTCGGCGACGTAGCGATATACGCCGCCGACCGTTCGAACGGATGCTGCAGCCGCGGTGATCCGCGGCCATGTGAGGGCGGTCATCGGGGGCTCCCGCGTGCAGTCGATATGCCTGAACACACTTCCCTGAGAGTTACCTGTGAGGCATGGTAGACTTGATCCACGGCCCGCGAACTGCGCGGGCTGACCTCAGAAGAAAGCAGGGCGACATGGCTCAGACACTCACCGACCTCATCACCAGGCTGGAGAAAGCGACCATCGACCTCGATGACAGCCGGGCATCCAACGCCGTCCGCAAGCTCGTGGTCGACTTCCGCGAATTCGACAAGACCGAAGAGCCGTTCTTCGAGATCATCTCTCCCACGCCGCGACGCCACCCCGGGTACTAAGAGCGACCCGTGCCGCCCCCGCGGTGCGGTTAGAATGGAGTCTCGTCGGAGAAGTTGCCCGGGGTGTTCCAGACGTCGCCGCCGCCAGTGTTGGCCGGTGCGGTCGGCGCCCAGGGCTCGTCGTTTCCCTGCTGCGCAGCAGGTGCCCCGCGGTCACTGCCCCCGCCCGACTGTGCTCTGGTGAGCGATGCGGTCGCGTATCTCAGCGACGGGCCGATCTCGTCAATCTCCAGCTCCATGCTGGTCCGCTTCTCGCCCTCCTTCGTCTCGTACGAGCGCTGCTTGAGGCGGCCCGACGCGATGACCCGCGAGCCCTTCGTGAGGCTGCCGGCCACGTGCTCAGCGAACTCACGCCAGACCGACGCGCGGAGGAACAGCGGGTCGCCATCCTTGAACTCGCTCGTTGCCCGGTCGAAGTTGCGCGGGGTGGATGCGATGGTGAAGTTGGCAACTGCCAACCCGTTCTGCGTGTAGCGCAGCTCCGGGTCGCTCGTCAGGTTTCCGACGATGGTGATTACGGTTTCTCCGGCCATGGTCAAATGCTCGTTTCTGCGGCGTGTGCCGCGTTGGTCTTGCCCTGCGCTCGGACGAGCGGCAGGTTTCGTTCAGTCGTGCGGGGCATCAGTAACCCCAGCCCATCGGCACCCATGGGAACTCGGCCATCTTCGGATCACCCCGCCTCATCTGTTCCGGCCAGTCCCGCTGCTCACGCTGACCGCGCCACGGCACAAAGTCGTACTTGCCCTCTTCCTCCGAAGCTCGAATGCCGAACCCGAACTCGGGCCAGCCCATCAGCGACGACGAACCGCGAGGGCGCACCGACCGCGACCCTGACGAATCACTGGCGTGCCCGGCGTGAGCCTCGATGATGAGCGCCACCCCGCGGTCACGGATACTGTCGAGTGCCGCGATGACCGGCGCCACGTCCTCGTCCGAGTTGAGCTTCACCGCGATGCGGTACAGCGGGCCGATGAACACCACATCGGGTTTGTGCTTGTCGATGAGCCGGTGGATCTGGCCCAGCGTGCGCGGATCCAGAATGTTGACCCGTCCGCTGATCGCCATGTTCACGTTCGGCACCGGGTCACAAGCGCCCTGCAATCTGGCCTGGTAGACAATTCCCGCTGCGTTGCGCTTCCACTGCTGCTTCGTGTTCTCCGCGTCGATCACAAGACTGCGGACAGGCTCGATCTTCTCGAACGTGAACGGGTGCAACCCGGCCGCCGGCAGAAGCAGCAGCTGGCGGGCCATCGTGGACTTGCCCAGCCCCTCATGGCCGGTGAGGATCAGACGATCCTTGCGCTCCATCAGGTTTGGGATCACCCAGTCGAAGGTCTCCTCGGCCGCCAGGATTTCGGCAAGGTTCACCGACTCCATCTCGTTCGACGCCGCACCGCGCTGTTGCACGCGGGTGACAACATCGCCGATGACGGCCTCAGGATCGTTCCCCGGATCGCTCAGTGCGTCCACACCTTGACTCAGCACCTCGTGGGCGAACCTGGCCGACGACGCCCGCGCAACCGATCGGGCGTAGTCCACGGCGTAGATATAAACGCCTTGGGCCGCATCCGACCATTCCCACGGCGCTGCAGCGGTGAGCCCCAGCACGCCCCACTCCGAGAAGTAGTCGGCGGCAGTCGTGACCGCGACCATCTTGCTCTGAGCCAGGAACGTGCCGATGCCCTCCCATGCCGCGCCGAGACGAGGATCTGAGAAGTCGCGGCCCTGAACGATCTTCGACGCCGCCCAGAACATGTTGTTGTCGCCCAGCACCGACCCGAGAAGGGCGTGCTCAGAGTTCACATCCGGAGCGCCCAATCGGATCCACCGCCCTTCTGCTCAGGCTTCCGCCACTTGACGACGTTGCCCAACCACAGGCGGAATGCGGCATCCCAGTTCGTCTGGCGCCGGTCGTTCGCCTCCGCGTGCGCACGGAACTGACCGAGCTCGTGCTGAAGGTTCAGCGAGTTCGCGGTGGCGAAGGTGATGTTCGCGTGACTCGGCGTCCACGTAGCAGCGAGAGCGGTAGTAAATGCCTTCCGGCTCCTGACCTTGGGCGCTTCTACGTCTTCTGATGGATGGTGTTCTTTAGAGATGGTGTTCTTAGGTGCGGGTTTGCCGTCGTGCGGCTTAGCCGTCGTACGGTTTTGCCGCTCTACGGGAAACCCGTGTACCGGCTCGAGGTGCGGATCAGTGATGTGATACTCGACCTCGCCGAACTTCTGCGTGGCATCCGAGCGCGCCTGCTGGATCGTCAGGTAGCCGCACTCACGCAGCTCCTTGACCGCGGAACTCAGCGCTTCTCGCCCCTCGGGGCCCGCCTCCTGCAACGAGGATTGGTTGATGTTCCAGCCGACCTTGTGCGTCATCAGCTCGGCCAGGAGGCCCCGTGCGCGGCGACTCAGGCGCTTGTCCCGCATCCACGCATTCGGCAGTTGTACGAAGTGACCTTCGAACGGGAGTTCGGTTCTCTTGATCGCCATTACAGCTCACCTCCGAGCTGCCGAATGTGCGCGATGAGCTCGGGTGTCAGCCAGAACCAGTCACCGACCTGCCGAAAGTTGCGGAACTCACGGTGGCGATAGGCCTCCATGAGTTCGGCGCCCGGCTCGGTCACGATGACGTTCGCCTTCATCGCGGGTTGCGCTCGCTCCATACGGCGCATGCGACCCGCGAGGTTGACTGTCGTCCCGATCTTCACCACCCCGCCGAACTGCGACATGAGGTAGTAGACGACGGGCGGGTGGTTCGTGTTCCCGGCCATTAGTCGGCCTCAGGGATGCGGCTCCACAGCTCCGTGTCGAACTGGGTCGGCTCGTAGTCGTTCGCCCGGACCTGCTCCCGGTGGTGAATGATCGCCCTGGTCAGGTCGGCGTTCTTCTTCACCTTGAGGAGCGTCTGCTGTCTGCTCACCAGCTGCAGAAACACCACAGTGTTGCGCTTCTTGCGGCCCAGCTCGATCGTTTCGCGGGCGGCCGCCTCCATCGTGCGATCACCCACCTGCAGCAGCAGCTTCACCTCATCGGCTTTGCTGCCCAGCAGGGTGAGTGTCGTCTGCGCCTGCTTGCGCGCCTCCTCGAGCTGGAACACTGCGAGGCCCTGCCTATCCAGGTCGGCCCAGTGCTCGTCGTCGCGGAGGTCATCCAACGATTCGAAGTCGTCGAAGTCCCGGTTCTTGGGTGTGTCAGTGGTCATGTTCGGTGTGTCCTATTCGTTGGGCAGGTCAGGCGTTGTGCCTGGCCCGGGTTCGTCAAAATCGCCGCGCTCGATCGCCATGGCCAGCCCGGTGAGGACGGCGTAAACGATCGGCTTGGGGTGTTCGGCTTTCGCCTTGATGTGAGCGAGAAGCGCTGCCTTGTTGATCACCAGATGACGCCTTCGGGCGAGATGTTTCCGGCTGCCGCGAGTAGCTCTTGCGCGAGGTTCGGGTTGCAGATCGTCTTGCCGCCGTCCTCGTCGGCCAGCCACCACTCCTTCGCCCAAGCGACATAGAAGGGGATTGCCGAGGCTGGCATCTGCCGGTTGCGTCGGAGCTTCCAGCCCATCGCCAGCGCGACGTCCTGGCCTTCCGCCTCGCATGCCACGTTGTGCGGAAGGCAGAGCGTGAGGCCGTCAGCAGGCGTCAGCGGCGGGGCCTTCTTGCCCCGGCCGCCGTGACCGGATGACTCCCGGTGCTGCCAGGAGAGGTTCGTCGTCGTGCCACAGTCGGCGCACATGTACGAGTCCCTGACGTAGGTGGACTTGCGCACCTTCGGAGGTGGCGGGGTCACGCTGCACGCGCCAACTGCTCAAGCACACGCGGCCATGCGATAGCCAACGCGAGCTCGCATTGCTGCGTGACCACGCCGTTACCGCCAGCCTTCAACTGCTCGTTGCGCGTCAGGCCGATCTCCGGAGACGTGATCCAGCCGGCCGGCTGACCCATGAGCCATTCGGTGAACTTCGCGTTGAGCCGGTGCTTGCCCCCCTTGCCATCAGGGAGCGTCGGTGACGGCGACTTGCGGCCCATGACCTCGGCCCACCGGCTGATTGCAGGCCAGTAGTCCACGCTCCTGTCGGTCACCCAGAACGGCGACTGATCCTCGAGCGAATCCCAGAGGGCTTCGTAGTCGGATGTGCTCGACGTGCTGAACGCGGGCTCGAGGATGACGTTCCCTTGCAGGTCGCCTTCATCGTCCCGAACCCCACCGAGCGCGTACAGCGTTTCTGTGTTCGACGCGCCACGGGATGAGCGAGGCGTTGGCAGCAGTGACACCTCAGTGTTGAGCGGCAACGTGTTCCGCTCGAACTGCGAAGGCCCGCCGTTGTTGCTCGCATCCTGCACGGTTGGGGTTGGCATGAGATCCGCTACGGGACAGAACTGCAGCGCCGCTATCGCGATTGGCATCCCCATGCCATTGCCATTCTGCGCGGTCAGCTTCACCCGCTCGCGCCGCTCGAGCCACGTCGCCAGCCCCTCGCCGTCGTTTGCTACGGATGCATCGGGGGTTGGGAAAAGCTGCACCGCAGAGGCCATCGTCAGGTCACCTTTCGACCCTCGCTGGTTCGGCCCGCCCTTGTCCCCGTCGCTTGCGCGCGGAGTTGGAAAGAGCCGAGCCAGCCCCGGTAGCAACGGCTCGTCGGACCGGGTGCCGCTGCGTGATGCGTGCCCACCCGTCGCGTCGGCAACTCCGGAGGTGGGGAATATCGCTACAGCGTCGGCAGGGCCTCGATCTGAGGGCTCAGATCGAGGCCTCCAGTTCCGTGCACTCCCGAACCGTTCGAGTCGCTGCTTCGGGTCGTAGGCAACAACGAAGACCCTGAACCGGGCATGGGGGGCACCAGCGTCGGACGCTCGAAGGCCAACCCATTCCGTGTCATACCCGAGCTCGGAAAGGTCCCCAAGAACACGTCCAAGTGCTCGCAGAAAAGGCCCTCCGACTCCGGGATCTCCCACACATCCCTCGCAGGATTCCAAACCGCAACTGGCGTTTGCACTGTATGCACCTCTCACGTTCTCCCACACGACTAGTGCGGGTCTTTTGATTGCGATTGCTTCACGCATTTGCACCCACAGGTTCGAGCGGGTGCCGTCCGTCATGCCAGCACGCTTACCGGCCCCGGAGAGGTCCTGGCAGGGTGTCCCGCCGCAGATGATGTCCACGTCCGGGGTTGATGCCCAGTCGATCTTCGTCATGTCGCCCAGGTTGGGAACGCCGGGCCACCGGTAGGCGAGGATCTTGGATGGTGCGGCGTCGAACTCAGAGAACCAAGCAGTCTCGGCGTCGTAGAAGTTCTCGACCGCCCGGTCCAGTCCGCCGTAGCCGCTGCACAGTGAGCCGATGCGGAGCCGTGCTGGCTTCAAAATGTTGTGGTCCATGCGCTTCCTTCCTGTTCATGTCGAAGGCCCCCACCGTCGCGGTAGGGGCCCTTGTGTCTTGCGGGGTGGTGGATGGTCACTTGCGCGCTTCGAGCACGCGGTCGAACGGGATCTTGTCCGTCCACGAGTAGGGCGTCTTCACGCTCACGGTCACAGCGTTGACCCTGACCACCTCGTGCCACCCGAACTCGTCCCGGATGAACTTGGCGCCGGCCAGGTCATACCGGGTGAGCAGCACCCTGAAGCGCTCGGTGGTGGCAGCCGCAATGGCCGACTCCAACCGGGCGACTTCCTTCTCGGCATCTGCCTGGGCGATGCTGATCGTGGCCTCACGGTCGTACGCGTTGAACCGGCGGGTGTCAGCCTTCGCGTTCGGCTTGCGGCGGATGCCTGAACCCTGTGCGGGGTCCGTGTTCTCCGTCGCCTTGTGGGCGTTGATCGTGTCGTTCGCCTTCGTCATCAGGGCGAGGTGGCCGCGCTCCTTCGCGAGTTGGGCGGTGAGGCGTTCGACCTTGCGGGCGTTAACGTCATCGCGGGCGGTCATGCTTCTCCTTCCGTGGAAACAGAAACGGCACCAGCCGAAGCTGATGCCGCCTTGTTGTCGCGCCGCCTATGTGCGACTGAGAGTTGGTACTTCGCTGAGACTTGCGAACACGTCTTGCCCTCCGCATTGCCTGGGCAGGGGGAGTGCTTGTGGCAGCCGTCCGAGTACCCGGCGAGGGTGCCGTGCTTGCCCTCGGGGAACTCGGTGTTTGCCCGTGCGGCTTTCTGCTCGGCCCGCATCCGGCTGAGCTTGTCCGCGCACGATTCTTCGTTGGGGCAGTCGCCTTCACATGCCCGCCGTTGCGCCTGAGTGGTGCCGTGCGGCTTGTCGGCCAGCACGCGGGGCACACGGTTGGTCTTGTACGTGCGGCTCACCTTCACCGGCTTGGGCGGTTTCGGTGGTCGCGGCGCCTTGACCGGTTTCGGCTTGGGCTCCCTCACCGGTTTCGGCGGCTTCACCACTGGGGGCTTGACCACCTTCACCGGCTTGACCTTCACCGGCTTGGCGAAGACTTCCTTCTCCGCAGTCGCGGTGCCGGCGTCGACCTGCTTGCGGTAGGCGTAGTCGCCGGCGTACCGGATCGACGCTTCTGTGCACGTCATTAGGTCCGTCTTGTGGTTGGTGCAGTTCGCACCCCGGCACCCCTCGTTGTAGCCCTGAGGGGTGCCGCACTCGGCAATCATGTGCGAGCCTGCCGAGTGGCCGCCGCGATCTCTGCGACGAGTCGATCCAGACCCGCAATCCCGTACCACTTGGCGCTCTTTCTGCTGTTGCAGGACTGGCATGCAAGGCGAAGGTTGGCGAGCATGTGTGGTCCTCCTTTCGATAGTGGCTTCACGTGATCCCACGTGAGGCGTGTTGGATGATCTCGGCATATCCAGCAGACGTCACCGAGGTACGCGTGCCGGGCGGCCAGCGCGTCGCGGCTAATCGGTGTCGCGTATTTGAGGTGCCGTCGTACGCGACTCCGCAACGTGACGATTTCCGGGTTTCTCTTGGCCCATGCCCTTGCTTTCACGCGAACTCGCTCGCGGTTGTTAGCCCTCCACTGCGTGTTGTTGTCGGCAATGCGCGCCCTGTTTGCGTCGCGCCACGCGGCCTGGTACTGGTCAGTCTTGGCCTTGTGAGTTTGTACGTAGGCCTTGTTTGCGGCGGTCAGGCGCGGGCGGTTCTCTTGGTAGTAGACCTTGAGGTACGCGACTCGCTCTGCCCGGTGAGCTTCGTAGTAGGCCGGATTCCGGGCCACCTGCGCGCGCCGAGCGCAGCGCTGCGAGCAGTACTTGGCCCGCCAGTGAGTGCTCGTGACTGGCAACTCGCACTCGGGGCCTGCGCACGCCTTCGGCTCGTCCGTCACCGACCGATCCCGGTTTGAGTGTTATAGGCGGCGGCGATGCTGCGATTGATATTGAGCATTGAAAAGATCTTCGTGCGCAGCGCCTTCTCGGTGTCCTCGGCGTAGTGGTATTCCGCCTTCGCGTTGTGCCACACCTCGAGTTCGGGCTGGGCGTCAACCTCAGCCAGCGCCCGGGCGAACGACACGTTGTTTCCCTGCCTGCCGTAGAACGCCATCTGCGTGTTCTTTCGCAGGCCGTGGGCACGCTCGGCGTTGTACCGCCTGGTGTTGATGTCGAGCAGCACGTCGGGCATCTGCTCGAGCAGGGCGTTCGCTTCACGGATGAAGAACTCCATCTCGACCGGGTTGGTCGGGGCGAAGTTGCGCAACTGGTCGGCCTTGCCCGCGAACTCGGCCTTGACGACCTCGACCGTGTTCGGCTCGGGTTCGTCGGTCACTTCGCCGGTGTCGTGGTTCTCGAACCTAACCATTCGCCTTCACCTGCTCGGCGTACTCGGCGGCGGACTCGCGCTCGAAGCGTTCCCCCGGCGTCTCCTCGGTGGCGGGCGCTGCGGTCTCGGTGACGACCTCCGCAACAACTACTACCTCCGGGGTGGGCTCCGGCTGCTCAGCGGGCTGCTGCGGCTCCCGCGAGTCCTTCGTGAGGGTTGAGGCGTGCGTCATCACCACGGTGCGCAGGTCCCCGGTCATCTCGGACTCGCGCACCTGCTCGCCATCCTCGATGCCACGGATGCGCAACACGAGCTCGGCCAGGTCGGCCTTGTCGTCAGTGGCGCGGACGAGTTCCACCCAGTCGGCCGACAAGGCGGGCGCTTCCACCTGCACGGCGGCCGTGCTCTCCATCTCCTCCGCAATATAGAGGCCGGTGAAGCGGCGCGGGAACGCCTTACGGAACCCCTGCATCTCAGCGCACTTGAGCAGCTGATTGGGGGAGTTGAACTGCCACTGCCCGGTCGGGGTGATGCCGCCCTTCCGGTCACGCGGAACGTACCCGGCGTAGGTGACGATGCCGAACGCCGGCGCCGCCCAGTCGGTGCGGATGATGCCGACGCGTGCGGCCAGGGGTGGGGTGTCCTTCACCCACACGTCCACCCACGTCTCGCCGTCGCCGGTCCACTGCGGATCCGTCTGCCCGCCGTACTTGCCGGTCTCCTCAGCCTTGCCGCGGACACCGTTGATGCCCACCTCGATCGACCACTTGCCACCGCGCTCGATGCAGTAGATCTCCTTCGCGATCGGGTCCAGGCCCGACCGGCGGCACTCGGCGAGGAACATCTCGACGACGGGTCTCGGCGCTTCGAACGCCTCCTTGACCCAGTTGCCGTTGATGTTCTTGTTCTTGAACCCCTTCAGGCCGAGGCCTTCGAGGAGTGCGGCCTGTTGCGGTGTCCACTGGGTGATGTCCCCAGTTTCGGGGAGCAGGTCTAGTGCTGTGCTCATAGTTCGATTTCCTTTGCGAATTGTCGCGCGGCGCGAAGCCGGGCGAGTACGGGTGTTGCGATGGCGAGCATTGGCTCGATGAGGTGCTCGACGTCCCGCGGGTAGATGCGCAGGTGCTTGGGTTCCAGCGCGTTGTTCCTGAGTTCGCCGTTGACGAGTTCCCCCCAGACGAACTCGCTGTAGAGGACTTGCTCCCAGCCGACGCAGTAGATCTGCCAGGCGACCTGCCGGAACTCTCGGGGGGTCGGGCCGCGCACGATCTTGTTGTGTTTGATCTTCGCTTCGCCGAGGATGATGCCCTCGGGTGTGCTCACGATCCCGTCCGGTGTGGCCGCGAAGCCGCGCTCAGTGGGGGAGTGAATCAGTGCCGAACTCTGCGGGATGCCGACCGCAGCGAGGAGCCGGGGCTCCCATTCGTGACCGGCCTCCGTGTAGGAGTTGCCGTGGAAGCTCGACGGCTTGAGCTTCGCGGCGACGTACTTGTCCTCCGATTCGGGCTTGACGTATCCGGCCGCGTCGCTGGCGCCGATCACGCAATCCGCGCGAGCCGCAAGCCAGCGTTCCCGGTCGGTGCCGTCGTCGAGGATCCTGTCAGTCCACGGGGCGAGGTCGAGGGTGGCGGTCATCGTCGCATCCCCGCGGCCTCATGCTGCGCCGCCTCGACTCGCTCGAGCAGATCCTCCACGGGGTACTCGGGTTGGTCCGGGTTCGCTCTGGCGTAGCCGCTCACGCTTCACTCACCGCCACGTGCACGCCGACGGGGTTGCCCTCGCCGGCGTACTCTTCGGCGACGAGCATCCGCACCACGCGAGCATCGTCTTTCCAGAGGCCCGCGTCGGTGATCCCGTCGAACACAGCCCGGGTGAGCTTGTCGATGTCGGGCATGACTGCCGGCGTCTTGAACCGGGGCTTCTTGGGCCGCGGCATGACGAACGTCAGCTCGACGTACACCGGGCAGTCGAAGACGACCGGCACCGGCGTGTGCGTGGTGACGGTCGCCCGCCACGGCTTGAGCTTCACCTTGTTCTGGTCCGTCATCTGCACCCGGTTCGATCCCTTCGGCGAGAACCCGGACTTGCTGCCCTGCTGCACTGGAACCCCGGGAATGAAGAACTCCACCAGCGGAAGTGCTGGTGGAGTCTCGATCACCCGGGCGGGGAGCGTTCTGTAGTCGGTCATGCGATTTCCCCCAGGTCAGATGCTGGTGCGTCTTTCCACCAGATTCCGTTCGGGGTTGTGTGCGGCAGGTTCGCCTCTTCATGGCCTTCGAGGTAGCGGCACTGCGCGCCGCCGTCGATCGCTGGATGCGAGGCTTCACACTGCGCGGTTGCGGGGATGCTCATATGCTCCGCACCAATTTCTCTTCGATGTAGCGTTTCCAGTCGATGACGACCGGGCCGGGCTTCGGTTTGGTGCTCACAGGTCCAACTCCTTCTCGATCTGGGATTCGAGCGCGTCACTGATCGCCCGCCCGGCGGGTGAGAGCCGTGTGCTCTCACCGTGGAACGCCGTGAGCCCCGCGTGATACGCGATCAGATTCGCGATCCGCTGCTGCTCGGCGGCGTACAACGTGGCGTGCACCTGCGCCTTGGCGCTGTTCGATAGGTGCTGGGCGTCGGCGGTTTCCCAGCCGAGCTTCCATGCGTCGTCCTCGGCCAGGACCCTGACGGCTTCTGCCTTGTGGTCGATGTTGCTCATGCCTTGGTCGCCTGTTCTTCGATGGCGCGTTGCCAGTTGATGCCGATGGGGCAGCCGTCAGCGTCGCGGACGACGGTCGGGCATGCCTGCGTCGGGGTGGGTGTCGGCGTCTCGGTCACGCGGACGCGCCAGCGATGGTGAAGCCGACCTCACGGGAGTTGCCGCGGTCGCGCTCCATGAACACCATGAAGTTGCGCTCGGTCGCCAGCTTCCGGTAGCCCTCGAGGCGTTCGTCGTCGAGCCGGTCGCCCGACTTCATGACCAGCACCTTCAGGTCCTGGTTGCCGTTGGTGTACAGGTCGAGCGCGGCGATGTCCTGCTGGGCCGAGTTGACCTGGCGGAACGGGATGCCGTTCAGGGTGATGCCGGTGTCGTCGATGCTGAGGTTGGCCGGGAACTTGGCGGCGGCGAGCCCGTCTGCTTTCGTCTTGTCGATGGCGGCGAGCTGCTCGGTGAGGTTCGTTTCGCTGGCCGTGAGGGCGTCGAGTTCAGCGGCGATCTTGGCGCGGGCGGCCTGCTCGCGCACCTTGGCGTTGACGGCGTCGACGTCGGCCAGCTGTGCGGTGATCGCGTCGGGCGACTTCGGCTCGGCGGTCTCGGCGGCGACCTTGGCTTCGGCTGCAGCAGCGGCGGCAGCCCGGTAGTCGGCCTTCGCCTGGTCGAGTGCGGCAGCCGCATCCTGGCCGCGTTGCGTGGCCGCGGCGAGAGCGTCGGTTGCTGCCGCGAACTGGGCGGCCTTCCGGTCGACCTCTGCGTTGTGCTCACGGATGGCGTCGAGTTCCTTGACCAGGTCGGTCGCACTCTTCTCAGCGGTGGGCACGGTCGGGTCTGCCGGTGCGGCGCCGGCCAGTTGCGCGGCTACCTTCTTGCGGTCCCGGGTGACGTCGGTGCGGGCGTCGAAGAAGCCCTTCCGCTTCGCGTCGATCTCCGCGAGGTCGAACGGCAACTCGACCAGTCCGAGCAGGTGCTCCCGCTGGTCCTTCTCGGGCAGTCTCACGAGGTCGTCGGGGTCGAACACGCCGCCGCCGGTGACCTCGGCGACGAACTCCTTGCCGCTGGGGTACTTGGCCCCGTCGAGGGCGTAGGCGCTGAGAGTGCCCGCGTCGTTCTTCTTCCACACCCGCTTGATCGTCGCCTCCGTGGTTTCGATCTCGACCTTGGCTTCGGTCGCGCCCTCGTGGATCGGCTTCGGGATGAAGCGGGTCCCCTTCGGGTCGATGCATTCTTCGATGGCGTGGATGAGGCTGGACTTGCCGGATCCGTTCGGCCCGGCGATGAGGACGAGCGACCCTTCGGGGATGAGTTCGATGGTGCCGCCGATGCCCATGAAGTCGGTCACGGTGATCTTGGTGATGGTCTGCTTGGTCATTTCGATTCCTTCTTGGTTGCCTCAGCGAAGAGGTCTTTCATGCGCTTGTAGGTGAGGGGTGCGGCTCCGCGGGCGCGGTCCGTGTCGAAGATGCCGGGCACCTCGGACTCGGCGAGCGTGACCAGTTCTTCCCAGTGGGCGACCAGCGCGGCCCACTCGGGGGAGCGGGTTGCCATCTGCGGGAGGACGAGTCGTGCAAGCTCAACGCGGCGCAGCAGCATCTCGCAGCGCCGGAAGTCGGACGGGTCGTACGGGTGATCGCCTCCGCCGTAGCGGCGGCCCACGTTCGCGCCGGTGAGGTGCGAGACCATCGCCTCAGACGAGACGCCCCGTTCGCCATTGGCGAGCCAGCCTGTGAAGTTTTCGAGCGGAAGAACTGTCGTCATGGCTGCATGCTTCTTTCGTAGATTTCTCGGAGGAACAGGAGGGTCATCGGGGTCATGTAGGCGACACCGACGATGAGGACTGGTGCGGGGAGAACAAGAAACGCCCAGCCGGTGATCAGCAGGGCGCCGTAGAGGGTGAGGATCCAGAGGAACCGCATCAGACGAGTTCTCCCCAGGTGGTGCGGTTCTCGTGGCCGTTGCCGCAGGTGTAGACGGCTGAGTCGTCGTCGTCCACGTACACGTCCACCGACCCTTCCCAGTGGCAGGTGAGGTCTTCGAAACCGAACAGCCGCATGGGTCTGTGGCAGACGGTTTCGATGGTGTAGCGCATGACTGCTTCACCGGAGGTGGCCATCAGTCGTCGTCCTCTTCGGCTTGCCGGTGGAACAGCGGTCTTCCTTCGTAGTCGGTCGCGCACGCCGTGGTCTCCCCGCACTCAGTGCACGGGGCGTCGAGGGTGTCGTCGTCCTCGTCGAAGTCGGGTTCCTCAGGTCCACCAGGGCCGTCTTCGCACTGACATCCGCACCGCTGCTTGAGGATGGCGTCGACGTCCTGACCGTTCGCTTTCGCGTAGTCGAGGTCCTCGTTGCCCGCCCAGGTGTGCCATTCACCGTTCGGCATGCAGTTGCCGTACATGCACTCCTCACAGCGGGTGAGGTGGAATACGCCGCCCGCTGTGAACAGGACGTGACTCATGGAGGGGGGCATCAGGCAGTCCGCCATTCGGTGAGTTCCTGGTCGCCTAGCACGTAGAGCGGATGGCGAGGGTGCCCAGCCTTCGTGACGCCAAGGCTGACGAACTTTGCATCCGGCACCAGGGCAATCACCTCGGCGACCCGCGCGGGGTCAGCGTTGACACCCCATGCGGCGACGACGGGGAAGCCAAATTCGGTGCGAGCGCCGATATTTGCCCGGAGAAAGGAGTCGTTCCTGTCGCCGACCGGATCGGCACAAGTGAGCAGCGCCTTCGGGTTGGTGGCTCGGAATGCATAGAGGTTGAGCACGATGAGCTTGCCGCAGCCCTCCCGCTTGGCGAAGCTGATGCAGCGTCGGATTGTCGGGTCGTCCACCTCAGCGTCGGCCGTGCTCGGATTGAGCATGACGAACACCAGGGTGGGCAACTCTTCGTCCCAGACGCGCAGGAGGGAGTAACGGTAGAGCTCGTCATCTGACAGGACGGCATGGCTTCTCACAGCCCGACCACCCATCGGATACCGAGTGCAACAGCGCACGAGCTGAGCAGCAGGCCGCACACGATGACGACGAGCCAGAACGGGGCGTAAGAAACAGGCGGTTCAACGTACGTTTCACGCTTGGGCATTTCGGTTCCTTCTGTTCGGGGGAGGCCGTCGAGAATGTCGAGTCGGCCGTACTGCGGGTTCGGATCGTCTTCGATCCACCGGTGCCTGGTGTGGGCGCGGGCGAGGCGTTCGCCGCGGGTCTCCATGCGGGTCATGCGGAGTGCCGTCCTCTGCGCTTGACGACCAGGAGGTTCAGGTCGTGCGCGCGCTTGAACGCGAGTTCGCGCCACATGGTTTCCTCGGTCGGCTCCGCGACGTGGCGGCCGGTCATTGGGTCACGCCGTACTTGGCGGCGATCTTGTCGACCTCGGCGTGGAGCAGGGCACCGGAGTTCGGACCGCCGATCATGTTGCGGACGTCGGCCAGCACCTCGGCGGCGGACTGGGGTACTGGGCGCAGCATGGTGAAGGGTGCGAACTCCCGGTAGTGGAAGTCGTTGTTGGCGTGCTGGCCGACACGGTTGTAGCGGTCGCCGTCGACATGAATGGGCACGCCGTCCTTGTCGAGATACCAGCCCTTCGCGCGGGGCATCGGGTAGAGCGCCCGCGCCGTGCTCTCGGGCGAGATTCGCAGCGCCCAGGTTCCGTCGCCGCGGTCAATCCATTCGCCGGCGTTGACGCTCCACCCGTTCGGGTCCTCGACCTCGATGAACCGGCCGGATTCGTGGCTGGGCGGGCCATCGAAGACGACATCGATGAATTCGGTGGGCTTGCTATTCTGTTCAGGCATTGCGGTTCCTCTCAGTGGAGCAATGAGTAAGGCCCGTCAGAGTGAGTTCTGGCGGGCCGTTGTTTCTTGTCTGGGGTGCTGCTCGAACAGGTCAGGTCTGGACCACATGATTGTTTTGACCGTCGCGAAACCGTCGTCATCGAACACGACAGCGGCACACAGCCGGCCCACCGAGAAGATCCACGAATCGTGCTTCACGCTGTACGACGTCTCGGCGGGAGTGAACAGGCACGCCTCCAACTCGACCGCGCTAATCGCCGCCTGGGATTGCATCTCCGTCCACCGCTCCCGGGCGTGCACGGTCAACCGCAACCGGGCCCGGTCAATCTGCGGTGTAGCAGTACGGCGGGGTTCGATGCTCTGGTCCAAACCCAACTGGGCGCGAGTGTGCGACACCAGAATCACTGCTGCGCCCGCGTTGATCCCATCCAAAACCAGGATTCTCTTGTGATCCGGGCCCATGAAATACTCGCCGCGAGGATGCTTCCCGTCCGGGTGGATATCCATGCTGCGGAACTGTTTGCGCACCCACCTCGGCGGGGACTTCACGTTGACCATGCTTCGTGCCTCTCTGTGGGTAAGGGTTGGGCGGAAGTGGCTTGTATCCAGGCCCCACGTATACGGATACGAATGGGGACCACTTCCGCCTGAGTGGCGCCGGGAGGATTCGGACCTCCGCAATCCCGAGAACGACTCGGCGCCGGGGTGGAGCTAGACGGTGCGGTGTTCGAGTGCGCGCTTGATCTTCTTGGCGCTGCGCGGGCGGAACTCGAACGTCTTGGCGTCGAAGTTCGCAAGGGCGAACCATGCGCGCTCCATCACCGGCGTGCCGACCTTCGCGGCCTTCTCGAACTTGATGCCGGCGCGCTTGCGTGCCTTGCGTGCGGTGTTGCTCATGTCGTGCTCCTTCTGTTGTTGGGGTGTTACGGGTGGACGGGACAGGACTCGAACCTGCAACCTGGGTACTTGTTTTGGGGATGCATCCCCCCGCTCTGCCAATTGAGCTACCCGCCCGAAAGCCCGGCCAGGACTCGAAGCTGACCGGACTAGATCCCTTCAGCGATGGGGCACGACTTCTACCCGCTGACACGCTCCCTCAGGAGTGAAACGTCTAACCCCTGCCAGGCTCAGCAGGGTCACCCCCGCCGTCTGTGGCGGGTTCGTTCTGACTAACCCCTGCAACATCTGCAGGGTTGACACGGCGGCCTCTCACGCCCGTGTCTCCGCACCTCGAACTGACACGCCGTCACCGGTTGGTCAGCACTTACGCGGGGGTCCCTTTTTCCATCTATCTCAAGTTGGGGACTGTTGTTCCTGTGTGGAGTTTCCAAGGTGCTAAGAGCCCTCATCCCGACACCGCGCCTCCCGGCGATGGCTCCGTCTCGCGACGGGTCAGACATTGAGCAATTGGTGAAGCGGTGATCCTCGGAGCGTGCGGGCACGCCGGCGGATGCCGCCCAGAGAGGACGGCAAGAATGTGGGGGTGTGGCTAGGTGCCGACAGCCGCGAGCGTGCGCGAAAGGCGCCGCTGAATCGCAGGCAAAGAAGCCGACCGGACATAGAGAGTCGTGCGCACCTGGCCGTTGTGATGACGCGGGGCGTTGTGCTGAGGCATCGAACGGAACTTGTCCCGGTGTGCCGAAGCCGCCCGGTACTCGTACTCGTTCTTCATCCGCTGCTCAGACTTGGACCAGCGCTCACCGATGCAGGTCTTGTAGATCCACCCGGCGTCGATCAAGCGGATGCGAAGCTCACCGACCGGCATGCCAAGCTCGGATGCGGCGACCTGGAACAGCACCACGTCATCGTCATCCACGAACTCTTCGACGTAGGCGACCTTCGGGGCGTCCTCTGCGACCTTCGCGGAGAGAGCCTGATTGGCCTCCTCCTTGGCGACGAGCGCACGGAGTGCCGAAAGGTAGTCGGTGGGAAGTTCGGGCTGAGGTTCGGCGAGTTCCTGCCGGCGGGTCTGCACGGCGAAGTACTGCTGTGCTGCGGCGATCTCAGGCTTTCTCGCATCCGCGTTCTGGAAGAGGATGTAGCAGCCGTAACGGGTGAGTTCGACATCTTCGACCTGGCGCCGTGCGCCAGAGCCAAGGGTGACCATTTTAGGGACGCCCCTAAAATGGTCGGCGGCGTCAAGACCTGAGGTGTTGACGGACTCGAGTGCCCGATTGATGGCCCGGGAGAAGTCCTGCCAGGCTGCGTAACCGGCAAACTCCATCAGGTCCCGAGCACTCCACGCCTCACCATCGGTGAGGGTGACGACGCGCAGGTCATCGAGGCGGGAGGTGAAGACCTCGAGGGCGCTCATGCGAACACCCGCAGCAGGGGTGCAACACGGAACCCCAGCAGGTAGAAGAACAGGAGGAACCGGGCAGCGGGACGATTTACCGTTGTGCCGGCCAGTGCGTCATCGATGCCGGGGAGCATGAGCATGCCGATGAAGATGATGGGGATGAAGACCGTGGCCAGGAGGGCGAGGAGAACGACGAGGCCGCTCATGATGCACGCTCCAGCGGGAGCGACTCGAGCCACGCGGTGAGTTCGGTAGCGGTGATGACACGCTTGCCGTCGACCCATCTCACGAACAGGTCATCGCGTCTAATGAGTTCCTCGAGCTTGGCCGGCGAGATGCCAACAGCAGCAGCAGCATCTTTCACCGCGTAGGCGAGGGGCTGGGGGTTGGCTCTCAGTGCGGCAGTCACTTGATCCCCGCGCGGTCAAAGATGACGGCGACAGAGATGTCCAATGCCTTGCAGATATCCAGCAGCTCGTCCACGTAGAAAGGACGTTCGCCACTGAGACGACGGCGGAGGGCGTCCGCGGAGATCCTGGTAGCTTTCGCGAGTGACTTCCTCGTGACTCCCTGCCGCTTGATCTCCGCGGACACCACCTCAGCGATCTTTGCTCTTCTTAGTGTGTGTTCCATATGGAGAGCCTAGCGCCATATGGAACCATATGTACCTATTTTCCCAAAGTTTCTCAAACTTGTGGCAGGATTGCCGCTGTGGCAGGCGCAGCAAAGAAACCGGCCGGACCCTTCGTGCAGGAGGTGGCCGCACTTTTGCGAGCCAAAATTGGGCGAGAGGGCCTAAGCCACCAGCAGATCGCCACCGCCGTCCACATATCCCGTGCGCAGATCTCCAAGATCCTGGCCGGCGACAAGCAAATCGAGATGGAACTACTCGACGAGATCTGCTGGGCGATCGGTCAGAACTTCCGCGAACTGGTCACCTCCGCGGACAAGGCAACGGAGTTCCGCTACCTCAATCCCGAATGGGACGTGCCGACGCTCGTCAAGCACTAGGCGCGGGGAAGGCCTTCGAGCCAAGCCTGGATGTCGGTGCGCAGGATGATCCGCACGCCCTCCATGTCACGCGCCACAAGTCTGTTCTCCTTGAGCGCGACCAGGATTGCATGCTCGGTGACCGATGCCGCCGATGCTGCGCCCTGGACTGTATATGCGATTCCCATGTTTCCCCACTGTCAAAGTGCCTCGTGCGTCTTTGCACTTACTCAGACAGTACGGGTTGCAACCGACACCCCAGTAGGGCGAAAATACGGCCGAAATGGGACTTCCGCATGTTTATGCGGGCGCTGTCCTCATTAATGAGGACCCCTCACTCCGACAACATGCCCCCGAATTGGGGGAGGGCGAGGAAGGCCGACATCTTCAACATTGCGTCCATCTTCTGTTCGATGTCGGTGTCAATGTATTCCTCGGTCATCGCTTGGGAACTGTGCCCCAGAATGCTCGTAATGATCGCAGTCGGAACGCCGGCCTTGCGCAACAGAGATGCGGTGGTGTGGCGCACATCATGGAGCCGAGCCTGAGGCAAGCCCGCGGCCGCGAGGTCGTCGTGCCACTTTCGGTTATCCCACGCGGGGTCTACCGGCATCCCGTCGAGAGGCAGGAGGCGTTTGTGCCGATCCATCTTCACGTCAGCAGTCCACAGCAGCCCGTGAGGGTTCGGTTCCGACTCCCCGATCAGCATGCGCCGCTCGATGATCGAAAGTAGCGGGTCAACGAGGGGGATCGTGCGCGTGCCAGCCGACGACTTCGGGCGCGACAACAGCATCCCGTTCGTGAGCTTCCGGTACTCCCAATCGGCCGGCGCCGGGATGGTGCGCTGAGGGCAGGAGGCGGCGTTCTTGAACCCGCACTCGTAGATGTCCTTGCCCGACTCGGGATCGGTCGCAACCCTGCCACCGCATCCGTGCTCCCAGGCGATCCGCTGCAACTGCCACGACAGGTCGATGGCTTTGCCGATCTGCCCGTCATGGTGTACGACGGTGATGATTCGATCCAGCTCCACCCCGAGCAGTTCGCCCTGGCGTGCGCCGGTGAGCAGGTTGGCCGCGCGCAGCGACCCGAGCCGCTGGTGGGAGACGGCGTGGAGCAGCTTGAGCCCGTCCGTCGCGGTGAGCACGACCAGTTTGCTCTTGACAACCACGGGCGGGTCGGTGTGGTCGGTGGCCTTCATCGTGACGAGCTTCGCGCGCAGGGCGTACTCGAGCGCGATGGAAAGGATCGAGTAGGCGGTCACGGCTGTCGGTCGGAGACCCTTCGCGATGATGTCGTTCTCCATTTTTAGGACGTGATCCGGCTGCAACGACTTGAGTTGCACGTGCCCGATCGACGGGATGATGTGGTTCTGGATGATCGACCGCCACGCCTTCTGCGTGTTGGGGCGGTTCTTCTTCGGTGCAATAGTCGTGAACCATTTGTTGATCCACGTCTCGAGCGTCACGGTCGAGGTGGAGATGTTGCCCTTAGCGATGAGTTCGCGCTTGAGCTCGGTGAGCTTTGCGTTCGCGGCCCTCTTCGTCAGGGCGGTGCGGGACACCCGGCGCGAGGTTCCGTCCGCGCTGGGCAGGACGAGAGTAGCTGTCCAGCGATCCGTCGAGGCGCGATAGAACACTGAGCCGTCGCCGTTGGTGCGCTTCGCCAT